GATGAAATTATACTTGAATTTAATTATATATCAGATATTGACTTTGTACCTATAAATGGTGTAAACACATTAGTTACTTTAACTAATTATTACCCAAATAATGAAGAGACTTCTCAGTTTGTTAAGGACCATAAAGATGAATTTGTAAATTTAATAGAAGATTAAAATATAAAAGGTGGGATAACCCACCTTTTTTTTATTTAAGACATTTAAATCCATTTTTATTTACATCGTTGAATGATGTATGTTTTGTAATTTTAATTGGTCCTTTAATATTGGTACCTATTTTAATTCTTAGATTTTTCTCAGTTACAAAGTGCTGAGGTATTCTTCCCCAGTGTTCAAATATATTTCCTTCTTTATCTTGCACAACAAATATATCTTCGTTATATGATTCTATATGTTTCACTTCTATAATTTCACCTTCTAGTACTATTCGTTGACCAATGCTACCGACATGTTGAGATTCCTTAATAACGATATGACTAATATCTACTGATTCGCAACCCATTGTTTCGTATGCATCAAAATCTGTTACATAACTTAATTGTTGGATTGCTCTAGTCCTAGCCACATAGATAAGGTTATCTTCTTGTTTAAGTTCCCACATCTTTTTTGCATATGGGCTTGGCATAAGTTCAGCATGTATAATAAACACTTTATCAGACTCAAGACCTTTTGCTCTATGGATTGTTGATAAGAGTATTCCATCTCGTTCATCTTTAAATATCTGAGCTAGTTTTGCTGTGATATTTTCCACGAATTCACGTTTATCTTCTGGCAAATCGTTATAGATAATTTCAAATACTTTAATTCGTTCTAATGCATTTGTATATTCACCTTTTCTCATTGCGTTTTCTGGTGAGATATTATATGTTCTCATAATTCTATTAAGAACTGTCTGTAGGTCGGCATATAATTTGGCAATAGCATTAACCGTTTTGGTTTCGTTGGTCCCTTCTATTAGTTTGATTAATGTTTTACCTATATCGGCACCCATTACATTAGCTTTTTTATTTTCTGTAATGAACTTAAGACATAGTTTAACTAATGGGTATGTATTTCTACATAATACCATATCACCGTATGCAATATTATTAACTGAATCGGTTTTATTAACAACACCTTGCACATTATTCTTATGAGGAACAATTTGAGATACAATATGTTTAACAGTTTCCACGATATTATGACCGCATCTATATGTTTCAGATAAACCTAATATTGTAGTATTATCTAATTGGGTTAATTTATCGAATGATTCATCATCTGAACCAGAGAAACCATATATTGCTTGGTTTTTATCACCCACAGCGATGAACCTACCGTTTGGTTTAACGGATTTAAGCATAAGCAGACGTTGTGCTGTATTAAGGTCTTGACATTCATCGATATATACTAAGTCATATTGAGGTGCATCATAATCATAGAATAGGGGTAAGTATAACATATCGGTATAATCGATAATATTATTTAGTTTTTGACCCAATGTTAATAATTGGATTGCGAGCTCAATTTCTTTATCGGATAATACAATATCGTATTTATCGATAATCATTTCTATATCGGCTGGTTCTTTGGATACGTATAATCTAAGTAGGTTTGTTAGATTGGTTACATTCTTTTGAAATTCAATTATTTCTTTTTTATTTTGGAACTCCAAGTTAAATCCTACGGTATATTGCATATCATCTTCGGTGAAGTTATAATGTTTAATAGCTTCAATATCATCGCTCTGACCGTATTTGATAAGGTCTTTAAGTAGTTTGAAATACTTATTATTATCTAATACGATTTCCTTATCTGTATTTCTAAGGATTGTGGAATAGCCGAATCCATGACATGTATTAATATCTACTGATAGGTTAGCAGCTTTAATACGTTTTTCTATTTCTTGTTTAATATTTTTATTAAATGCAAGGAATAGTATTGATAGATTTGGGTCTACCAGTTTAAGTGATTCAATTAATGTTGTAGTTTTACCTGAACCAGCAACAGCGTTAATAACCGCATTACCAGTTTCTTCATTAATAAATTTAAATATCTTTTTTTGATATTTTGAAGGTTTAAAAGCCATAATCTGTAATTTTTTCTACAAATATATGTATAATATCGGAATAAATCATACATTTGTAAAAAAAAAGATATTTATTAATAAAAAAGATTTTTATGAGAAGATTTGATAAAACAAAAAACATGTTAAATGCTAATTTATTAGCTGAACAAAGATACCTTGCATCAAAAGGTTTGATTAAGGAAGTTACTGATAATTATGATAATACAGCTAATAGAGCTGGTGAATCTGGTATTAATCAATTTGGTGATAAAGATTACGAAGAACGTCAAAAATTAATGAATATGCCTAATGATAATATTATTTATAATATTGAGCAGAATGGTAAATATATAACTTTTTCTTTTGATAGTAATGATACTGGTACCGCTAAAGTTGAGGTATATGGTGATAATGAAGAAATAGTTGCTACTTATTATTTTAAATTAGCTGATTTGGCAAATTTGGATGATAGACCATGGGTGGGTCTTGCTGATGCTTCACTTGGTGACAATGCTAATATTAGCGCACAAGCTGAAGATTATATCACAGATATGATTGAAAAGGGTGATGAATTGGTACAAAAACATAATGAATATGTAAATAGTGAATATAATGATAATCATCCAGATGAACCTAATCCATATTACGATAGACATGAGAGGTTAGATGAAGAAGACTACGATACTTTAAGAGACTTAAAAGCCGCTGGTGTTAATCCAAACAACAAAGGTGACGTTGAAGAATATTTAGGTCGTGAATTAACTGACGATGAATATAATGAAATGTTAGGTAGAAGAAATAAAGAATATAATAAACCAACATATAAATTAGATTTAACGACTAAGGAAGGTTCACCATACACACCGATTGAAATTAAAGCTAGAACATCTAAGGCTGCGTTAGTTAAATTAAAACATAATGAATCTGGAAGAGAAAAAGAACTTTGGATTCCAAATTTTGTAATTAAAAACAATGTAATATCAACTTCTTTTATTGATAAAAATTTTTAATTAAATGAAAGACTACATTAAGCAATTATTAACTGAAGCCGCTAAGAGTCAGAATCATCATTATCCAAAGGATATGATTGATATTATTATATTAGGTTCTATGAAGAACTTAATTAAAGATTCTAGTAATGCTTATTTTTCGTTTTTAGTGGCTCCTATTGCAATAACTTTCTTAGGTAAGTGTATTTCAAAGTCAAAGACGTTTAGTGCGTCAGAAGACGAGAAAAAGGATTTTGATTTATGTATTAATAAATTGATGCCAAAGTATAAGGATGCTAAATTATATGATAGGTTAAGAGTTGGAATGTTGGCTATGATGCGACCAAAGGATGGTTTAGGGTTTACACATAAAGCTGAAGCCAAAGAAATGAAGGTTAAGCATATGGATAAGTCTTCTGACGGTGATTACATATTAGTTATGGAAGAATTATGGTCAGACATATTTAAAGCGGCCAGAGAGATTAAAAAGATGGAATTCAGCGACAAAGATAAGATGAATAAACCATTTATAGATATACCATAAAAAAAGGAGAGCTAAACACTCTCCTTTTTCATTTTAGATAATTAGCCCATGACTTATCGTATGTGCTATTCTGTTTGATAAGGAATACGTAAGAAGGTTCGAATGGTTTATATTTCATACCCATATTTGCTTCTTCTGGTGTTCTATTATCTTTTTTAGCGTTACAAATTTTACAGCAAGTAACCATATTCAGCCAAGTATTTTTTCCACCTCTTGATGATGGTAAAACATGGTCAATGGTTAAATTGGTTTTACTTCCACAATATATACATTCGTGGTTATCTCTAATGAATACATTTTTTCTATTGAAATAACTCTTCCTATATTTGAATGGTGTGTAATTGATAAGTCTAATAACGCTAGGTCGTTTATAACTAGAATTTTCGGTAACAATTGGAATTGGTACTTCTTCTAGTATTTCGGCCTTACCTAGATAAACAAGATTAAACCCTCTCACGAGGGTTGCAATATTTATCGGTTGATATAAGCTATTTAAGACTAACACTGACATTATTTATAATTAATAGTTTGTACATAACTCCATCTTTTGTTTGGGTACATCACTAAGATTGAAGTTGTAATGGATTCTACGTTTCTATTTGTTAATTGTTTAAACAACCAACTAATTTTAGATGCAGCAATTGCTTGCCATCTATGTTTAAATTTATTACCCATGGTTAGTTCAATGCGTAATCATATACCTTTTCTTCCATTTCCATGGTTTCTAATTCACTGAATCTATCAGCTCTATAACCATACCACTCCATACCTAAAGATGTTCTACCTTTATTGTTTATACCTTTAATGATATAAACTCTTTGGTCTAAAGCATTTACGAATTCATCTTCAACTTCGTATTCTTTATCTTTAATTACTTTTGCACCTTGTGGTAGGTTTTTATCATTGATACATACTACTTTTTTCATTTTTTTCCCTTTCTTTAAATAATTTTTCCAATTCTTCATGTTTGGTAAATTCATTCCATCTGTTTCTATAAAATATTTGCCATTTATTCTCGTTAAATCTTCTATATACAGTATAGTTTTCATTATCATTCACATAAATAATTGAATAGTTATGGTCTTCTACTTTTAAAAGTTTCACACTAATGTATTTATTTTAGTTAAAATTTCTTCGTTATTATATTTTCCATTTATCGATTTAGCAAAAAATACTTTATCGGTAGTCATACCTTCTGTTAATTCTGCTAGTTCAACATCACCATCTAATATATCCAAACGTTTTGCAAAGTTAGGTCCAGTAATTTCTCTAACATACTTCATTCTTGATGGTCTTTCTTTAATTGCTTTATCGACCTTCTCAATGTCGTTACAAGTCATAAAGAATGCTACTTGATTATATTCATTATAAACACCGTCTAACACGCTTAAAATAACATCATACGTGAACTTAACTTCATTGTTCTTCATGATACATTCTCGTTTATCGAAATAGTTATCAAAATCTTCAAATAACACAATACATTTCTTTGGTATATCACTAAACATGAATAAAATATCTAGGTTATTGTATTCTGGATTAAGGTAGATTGAATAGATTGGTAAATCATACTTTAATGAAAAGTATTTAATTAATCTAGTCTTTCCAGTACCAGGTAACCCATGTAATAATGCACTAGTTTTACCTCTACCACTTAATAACATTTCTACAATATCTCTTTCGATATCTTCGTATTGGTCATCGTTTATATATACTTTAGGTTCTTCTAATTTGCTTAGTTCACCTAATTTATCACTACCCCATGGGGTTAATGCCATTACGTTAACATGTTCTTCAGATTTAGCTTTAGACCTTACAAACGCTTCCACTTTTTTTCTTTGCCATCTTAGGTAATATATTTCGGATAGCACTTCTTTTGATTGCCAACCAGTTGTTAGTAATCGTTCAGACTTACTGAAGAACATGAATATTCCATCGATAAAAACAAATGATGAATAAGTTGCTGGATATTTTTTATTAACACTTATTTCATTGTTTATTTCAAACTTACGTTTAGCTTTTATCAAATAAGGTAGAATGTTTTTACTAAGATTATCATCTAATCTCATATGTTGACTAACTAAATACCTCATTGTGGCCCATACTGATACTAATACACTACCAATAACTCCTATTAAACCCCATATTCCCATTATACTCTAGATTTTACATGTTCAACACTTTGGATTAATTTATCATTAGCATCATTTAATGATACTACTATTTTACCATCACCGTTATAATCCCATCTAACAATGAATTCTTTTAAAACTATACCACCTGATTTTGGTCCATCAGAACAGTCAGTATTATTATGTACTTGAAACTCACTCATATTTATTTTTTTTAATAATTAACATCTCATTACACCATCTTCATGAGGTGGTCTTAAATAACTTTCTAAACTATTAGGTTTATGAATAGCGTTTAGTTCGGCTTGATGTTGCTCATCACCCATCTCTGGGTCAATCTCATGTTTAAAAACTAAAGCTAAATGTTTTTTAATCATCTCAGTTTCTTTTGTACCTATAGTACTTGGGTTTGCAACTTCAAAGAAGCCTTGTAGCCAAAACGCGAAATCTCTTGCTCTCATATTAAAAGTTTTTATAAACATCAAATGATTTACCACTAGTGTCACCACCATAGTTATCCACTTCTTCTTCATCATAGAAAACACCAGATACTGTGTCACTAAAATTGTAGTCACAAGCTACGATATCTGTATCGATAGTTATTTTTAATTTGGTTAAATCAAACTCTTCAGTCTCGAAATCACCCATAAAGAAACTACCTTTTTCTTGTGCAACACAAACCAATAAATCTAAATCTTGATTTATTTTATCGTATATATCTATAGACTCAACTAATTCAAAATCATCTGTATCGTGGTCATATAAAGTATTTTCATCAACTTCAAAAACTACATTACCTTCTTCATCTTCAATTGTAATTGTATAACGGTCAACCGCTCCCCATCTATGGTATTGATTATCAATTTCATGATACCCACCATAATCATCTAAATCTTCGTTAGCGATATCAATCAATTCTTTTTCTTCGTTACTAAGAATTTCTTTTTGCTCATCAGTTACTGAACCGATGGTAATCTCATGACCATATCCTTGTATGGAAACTGTGTACTTTTTCATATTATTTATCTTTATTAATTAATTTTAAATAAGCCCCTAATGCTGATAACGAGAAGCATGTTGCTGTTATCCATCCTAATGTTGCATCAAAATTACCATCTTGATTTGATAGGTATGTATTGTAAGTAGTCGCTATAGCTGATATACCAAAAAGCCATGCTAAAAATTTATCACTCATATTATTTTTTAATTGTTCTTTTTAATGGTTCTTTTTTGAAAAAATATCCTGATATATCCGTGTATATCAGTAGTTCTTTGTCCCCCTCAATGGTTGTTGTTCCATTTTTGGCTTTTAACATCACAATCTTGTATCCTAATTTGTTGGATAAAAATTTGATAATTTTTATTGGTAATCTTTTCATAAATTATTATTTTTTATTAAAATATTTATCAACTCTAACCATAACAACACCAAATAATGTTGCGATTGCTAATGCACCAATAACCCATAATGGTTCACTAGTTAATGCTGCGATAATTGATGGTACCACAATCATTGTTAGTAACATTGAAATTACTAATACACTAAAAGGTTTTTTATTTGAACGTTCAACCCATACTAAACGTTCTAATGCATCTTCCATGTCTTTACCATATGCTGGCATATCATGAACAGTACCATCCACTTCTTGGATAGTGAATAGGTATTTAAAATACCCTGGTGATGTTTTGCTCTCACCGATTAATTTGCTTTCAATTGCTTTTCTTCTGCTTTTCATTGTCAAAATTTAAATTAGGTTTCATTGCTGAAACAGTTTCTTCATCAGGTATTTCCGTTTTTGGTTTCTCTGATTGTTTTGGTCCTTGCAACATTCTTGGTTGATTTAAGGTAATCCACTCTAAATACTGTGGGTCATTTCTTCTTAACCATTCAATAGTTTTGCCAGCATATTTTCCACTTCTTAATGTAAAACTATCATCCATATTAATTATCGAACCAAAATACTACTCTTACATCATCCAAGTCACCTAATGTTTTTAAATCCTCAATATGTTGAAAAAACATTTCAGATAAAAAATCATTAATAGATAAAACTTCACCTTCGCCTTCTTCAGCCAATGCGGCACCATCCCAACTATTTGGTCCAGTTTGTTTGGTAACTCTTCTATTCCAGAATTCTTGAGTATAATCAAACTCAGCAAGTTCTCTTAGATAGATATGTGATGATGTATGAGCATCTTCATACCAATATAGATATTCAGATTTTACCGCATCTGATACATCAGGTGGTATACCTCTAGGTTCAACTATTGGGTCAATGTGACTATAGTTTCTAACTCCAGCTAAGAATCCATACATACCATAACCTCTCCAATCAAATGGATGGTCACCTTTTTCACATTTATGCCAATCTTTATCAAAATCACTTAATGTAGTGAAATTAAGAGCTTGTTCCCATTTACCAGTTTCTTTATTTCTTACTTCTGCGTAAGAATGTATATCACAACCCATAATTATTAGTTTTTAAAGTTATCGTATCTGTACCAAAACAACATTGCGAGTAATTCTAAAGAAAAGAAGTGACCAACAGTTATTCTTGATTCATTCCAATTCCAAATGATAAAAATCAATAGTGATAATGATAATATCATTTCAATTAACGTAATATGTTTTTTATTTTTCATACTGCAAATATAGTCATAAAAAACACATTACGCAAGGTTTATTATTTTTTTTCTACAAAAAAACTTAAAACAACATTCTTTTATTATTATATGTGGTAATGGTTTACCAGCTAACCCCCAGTTAGTGAATACATCAGACATTGATGCTATCCCATCTGGATTTGCTGTTGGCCCATCGGTATATAACCAATGTAATAAATCTTCAGGTGCGGTACCATTATTATCTTGTAAGAACCATTGTCTGTAATAGTTACCTACATAGTTAGTATCGTTACTAAACCAGTTATGAGTAAACTCTTCATGGTGTTCAGTTGAGATGTAGATAGCGTGATTACTGTTAAGTACATTATCAACAATTTGGTCTACGAATGATGTACATTCACCAAACATACATTGAATATTTAATCCATCATATTTTGGACCATCCCATTGGTAATTGCTATTCCATCTTGTATAATAAGCATCCCACCAAACACCAGTCTCAATATTATCAAAACGCCATTTTCTATGGAATAATGATTTTGTTACAAGATATTTTGCTTTATTACCGATTAATATTGCAGCTTCTTTAAATTCTTTTTGAGAATTATTTGGAATCATATCAATAGTGTTTAAATCATCGATTGATGCTGTATCAGTGCTGTATGGTGAAGTATATTTAACACCCCAATATTTCTCTGGTTTATCCATCCAATCGGATACATCATCAGATACTGATTGAAATGCTTTTGACAATCCTTGCCATGCATCATCAATTTCACCTTGCAAATCTGTTGGAGTTGATTCACGATAAGTATCGATAAGTCCAGTGATTAACCATGCTGCTATTTTTGCACCAGCAAATTCAGCTTCACCAATAAATTCAAAACTACTACAAATGATATTAATTAGGAAGTCGGTAGCTTTATCTTGTTTACCATCAACCATAATCATTCTAGCCACATCTTGGAATTCGTTATCAGCTTTATCCTGAGACCTTTCAACTAGGTCAGATAAATTTCTTAGGTTTCCATAAACCTTTGCTACTACTGGGTCTGAATAGATTCTAAACCCTTGGTCATCCAGAGTATAACTAAAATCTGGTAGACTTTTTTTTGTTCTTTTTTTTGGCATATATTATTTTATTTATAAATACGTTCTTCAATTTCTTCTGCTAAGAAATGTAAAATAGCACCAGGTATCGCGATAATAACCACTGGTGATAATAATATCATTGATATTCCTTTAATTATATAGTATAGTATTTTCATTCTTCAGTTTTATTATCTTGGATACCAGTGTTAAAAACACGTTTAGCGATTGGTAGCGTTATATTATCAAGATTTAATCCATCTAAAAAACCAGCTTTATCCCATTTTTTAATAACTTCTTGTTTATGAATCTCATGTACATACTCATTAGTGACTTCATAGTATTCGATAGGAATACCATGGTCTCTAGCATAACTAATTTCAGCTTCAACACCAATAGACTCTTCCCAACCATTCATTTTACATACAACCAATCTATCACATTTAGTTAATAATGTTAAGCAAAAGTTTAACCAGAAACCCCAATCATCTGGCATTTCTTTAAATTGCAATAGGGTGTGACCATATGTTATTGGTGATATGGTTGTATAACCTTCTTTGGTTAAGTCAGCGGAAATGTTACTGATGATTTTAAAATTAGTTTCTTTATTACCATTACTATATGGTGAAGCTAAATAAATTAATTCGTCTTTTTTCATATTATTAATGTGTTCCATTTGTTAAACTAACACCATGTTTAAACCCAGTTATAAATGTATCTATTTCTTCTTGATTCATGTTAGGTATAATATTACCTAATATATGACCAATCTCATTACCAATATCAGATAAATCACCTTGATAAGTAACGGTAGTTAAACGTGTCGAAATTTCAGTCAGCACGTCATTAAAATTTAAATCTCTTTCCATATTAATTTGACAATGGAGCCTTAATAGATGGGTGTGATTGGTAGTTACCTAATTGAATATCTTCTTCCAATAAGCATCTACAGAAATTATCATCACTAAATGCTTTAATTACACCAGTTGCATCCAATGGTCCTATTCCACATTCTCCACCTTCATATTGCCAGAACTCTGTGTTGATATTTAATGTTGGTAATGGATATGGTTCTCTAGTTCGTTTAGGTGTTGGTTCGTAATATGAATCTTCAAAATCTGGTAAATTATTTGGGTCAAAGAATCTTTCCATTCCAGTCTCATAATTATTAGTGAACCAAATATTATAACGTTCTTCATTACTCAATTCCATACCAATTTGTTCTTTGGCTTGTTCAATATGATTTGAATATAGATGAGTATCACCTAAGTTTCCTATTAATTCTTCAGGAACCATATTTACTGCTTTGGCAATGATTTCCAATAACAATCCATAAGATGCAATATTGAATGGTAAACCTAAGAATGTATCTACTGAACGTTGATTCCACATTAATGAGATTGCTCTGGTTGGGATATTATATGATTGTAAGTATTCACTTAATCCACCACCGAACGGAACTATTTCAGATACCCAAGAATCAAATAATTCTTTACCAACATTCTTCTTTAATAAATCCCATCTTTCTTCACCACTCAACTCTCTTGTATAAACTTGAAATCCATAATGGCAAGGTGGAAGTACCATTGAATCCAATTCTCCAACATTCCAAGCGTTGACCATCAAACGTCTTGAATCTGGGTTTGTTTTAAGGTCATGGATTAGGTTTGCGATTTGGTCAAATGTTCTATAATGTCTAATGCCATCCCACATATCAGCTCCACATATTTCTTCATCTATTCCATCAACATCTTGTTTTTGTTCTTTAGTTAAGTAAGTCCATTCTCTCCATTGCTTTCCGTACACGGGACCTAATTCACCCCATTTATTAGCAAACTCGTCATTCGTTTTTATCTCTTCAATAAATTGTGCCATTGTTAATGGGCCTACTGTATTCTTATCATTACAATAATTCTTATAGGCATCTCCATCCCAAATATGACAATTATTATCCACAAGGAATTTAATGTTTGTATCACCACGCAAGAACCAAATTAACTCGGTTACGATGCCACTCCAGTACATTTTCTTTGTAGTGATAAGCGGAAACCCATCTTTCATGTTGTGGCGAATCTGTCTACCAAATACTGATATAGTTCCAGTTCCAGTTCGGTCACCTTTCTGATGACCATTATCAAGTATATCTTGTAGTAATGCTGTGTATTGTTTATCTAAATTATTCATAATATATTTTTTTTATTTAATTCATACATTATTCTTCTAGTTAATGTACCAGCAGTTTTGGTACCATCATTACACCAATGCATAATAAGAGTCTCGATATCTGAATAAATCTCTTTATTAGCTTCAGATAATTCATTGGATTTTATTTCAGGGAACTCGCAATGACAAAAAGTTTGGAACAATCCACATTCACTATGATATGGACCATATAACTCTTCATTTTTCTTATTAATATTCATCACCATTTTATGTGCTGGATTATTTTCGTTTAAACTTGCGTATAAATCTTTCATATTATTTTTCAATTATGGTTTTTACACCGTATATAGTTATTTTTCTATCTTGGTAATCAACTAGTTTAATTATTTTAACACCTCTTACCATTGTAAATGATTTAGCATGGTATTTAGTACCATTAGCGTCAATAATTGTATATTTACATTTATTGATTAAATCTATTTCTTGTTTTAAAGACCAGAATGGTAAGATGCATAATCCTAATACAAGTATACCACCTAGTATACCACCTACAATATCTAATATCTTATTTTTATTTTTCATTTGTAAATAAATAATTTAAAATTTGGTTAGCGTATTCAAGACATGCATTGATGTCGTTTTTAGTTAGTTCTGGAAAGTCATCCATAATCTCTTTGTGAGACATTCCATTACTTAAATAGGATAGAACATCCATCACACTAATTCTAGTGTCTCTAACGCAAGGTTTACCACCTTTTTTACCCTTTGTAATCGTAATTAAATCTTTATAGTTATAAGTTTTAATTGTGATTGGCGTTTTATTTGCTTCATGATAAAGGTCCCAATCAATTATACAATTTTTTTCCATATCGGTAAGTATTGATAATACGTTTTTATATAGTAATTGCCTTTGACTTGTAGTTTGTTCAGATAACACTTGATTTGCATGTAGAATGCTACAGTTAAGAGCCATCTTTTCATTTAAACCAATATCAGCACATTTAGTAAGTAAATCATTCACTATTTTTTCTGCTTTATTTTCCATTAAATTCATTTTTACAAAAATAGTAAACTTTTATTAAATAAGCAACACTAAGACATAAAAAAAACCTCTCATTGGTAGCGACACTTCTGAGAGGTTTTGATGGTTTGTAACCATAGACGGTCCTAATCCGTTTATCTTTAGTATTTGTTTTGATTTAGTCTTATTTTTTTGACTCTTGAACCAAATTTATAACCTAACCAAAACATTAACATATTTGCTAATATAAAAATTATAATCATATTAATAAATATTAGCAAACTTTAATTTATTTAATATTTATGAAACTTCCTGATGAACCAGCAACAGTAGTAGGTAATTGACCATCCCATTTCTCGATTTTCTTGAATTCGATATAGTTTGGTGTTAACTCTTTTTGTTTCAATCTAATTGAGTATGCTTGTGCTGATGCATTAATAATCATCTCAGCAGAGTCAGCCTTAGCTACAGCAACTTTACGTTGACCATCAGCTTGTGCAGCAATTGCTTGTTGAATAGATGCTTCTGCTTGTTGTATAGATTTTGTTTTAGCTATAATAGATTCTTGCAACGCTTCTGGTGGAACGATATTAGAACGCATCTGAGACACTGTAAACCATTTAGATAATCTTACATTACATTCAGCTACGATAGCAGCTTCAAACGCTTGTCTATGTCCAAATACTGAATCTACTTCCCATCCGTTAGCCACGTCATTCACAGCACCAACGATTGCATTTTTCAACCATCCTTGTTCAATATCTTTAATTGGTAATCGTAAGTTAACGAACATATCTCCAACAGCATTAGCTTTCAATGAGTAATTGAATGTAGGTTTGATATCCGCTGGGAACCCACCTCGTGTAATTACTTGTTGTGCTTCAAACTCAATGTGTTGTTGGAATGTTGGGAACTCGTAGATGTTCTCAGTCCATGTATTATATAAAACCCATCCAGTTTTATACTCATACTTAGAAACTCCACGACTGTTACCAGTTAAGTTTACTTTGATACCAACATGTCCAGCATCGATTCTTTCGATAGCGAATGGTTGTGCTGATGCTAAGATGATACCTAAGATAAAGATACCAATCGGTTTCAATAACCATACGAATCTGAATTCACGGTTATAACCAGTTCCTTCGAACATACTATCTTTCGTTGAGATAGCTACTAATGCTGCGATAATTAACGCTGCTACAAAAATTAATGTACTAATCATTTTTTTCTTTTTTTTTATTTATTTATAAATTTAATAATTGTTTTAACCATATAATTTAAAGCCCCTACGGTTAACAAAAGGCCACCCATTATTGAAATTATCTGTATTATAATATTTACATCTCTACTAATTACATACTCAGCCATAAGCGATATAATTGTAATCCATAAAATTAACATTCCAGATAATTTCAATATTAAAGTAGTTACACCATTCATATTTTTATTTTTTACAAATCTAGGTATAATATTTAAATTACGCAACAGTTTCTTGAACTAATTTTGAATAATTATTTATTTTTTCTCTAATCTCAGTCAGAGTCGTAGTTTTAACTAAGTCACCATTTTTGTAAACAGTAGTTAATAAACCATTTTCCTCTAAATCACGAGAACATTTATCTTTAAGAGCATATGTTAAACTATCTTTAGCGTAAACATATAAGTAACCTCTTGCTGATTTTTTGGTCCCATCATCAGTTACTGGGTCTTTGAAGATATCTCTATCAACACCATTAACTACTACGTGAGTAGCTTTAACTGCACCACCTTGGTTATCTCTTGTCGCATAACCCATAGAGTAAGAACCAATACCTAATACTACGTTAGTAGATGCGAAACCTTTTGCAGCTAATCTAGTACAAATAGCATCAGCTCTATCTAATGTAATTGAATCACCATAGATTGCACCGATATGAGAATCTAATAATTTGTAACCTTGACCATTAGTAGTACCACCAAATGTATTCCATAACAATTCGATTACACCAACATATTCTGGTTTAGATTCAACTTCTTCAGCATCGATATATAATTCGTCAACATAATAATATTGTTTATCATAACGATTCCAAGTAGTGTCTTCAGTTAATTTGTAATATGTACCATTAACATTAACAATACGAGTTGTATCGATAGTGTATTCATCTTCACCATGAACTGTAGACTCATATAACTCATTTTTAAAATCATGTTTAGCTTGGTCTAATGAAGTATAGTTTAAACTAACTGAACCACATAAGATATCAACTGGGTCACCAGAATCTGGGCGTAATACTAATTTACCATCACGAGAAAGAATTTCTTCTTTAAGTTCAGTAATGTATTCAGTACATACTTTCCATAAGTCAAATGAATCAGATACTACTGATAAGATACCAGTTGGGTATTGTTGCATCAATCTTCTGAAAGCACCAATCTCATCTTCTTTACCGTATGCAGTCATAACAGCATGTTCAGAAGCTGGAACACTGAAACCTACATTCTTAGTTCCGTAGTAATAGTTCGCAGCTAATAATGCTGGAATTGTATCAGTACCAGAGAATGAAGTTAAGAAACCTAGACCAGAACTAATTGCTGACTCTGGGTGTTGCATTCCTCTGAATGAGAAATCATGTCCTTGGAAATCAACAAATCCTAAATTTTCTTTATCAGTTTTTCTAGCATGTGATAATAAAAGGTTTTTATAACCATAAGCTAATGAAGCTGAATGAACTGGTTTCCAAATCAAAGAAGAAATCAATGTTTCTAAGAAATTAGGTAACCAAAAGAAATCTGGATGAGTATTCTTAATTGTAAATACTGGGATTTTCTCATCAATGATAGTTCCTTCGTCTAATGCTTTAATCTCAATAGGTAAGTAACCTAAATCGTGTAATGCTTCAAAGTGAGATACATCATAGTCAGTTCCTAAATACGATGATAAGTATTCTTTAGCTTCACCACAAACTTTAGCTTTAGGTCTAGCAAAGAAATCATTAGCATACATGTCATGGATTGACTTAACTGTATATTGCACACCAGCAACTACAATTTTTTTAGCTTGTTTAGGCATATACTTCACATTTCTTAATGTGTAATTCGAATATACCTCAGTCGTACCCTCTGGATACATCGCATGGTGACTGGTTTTATAACCATCAGTCATCAATAGCGGATTTTGTCTGTAACTATTCATATTATTTGTTTTTATTTGAATTCTAATTTAATTTGAGTTAACTTATTATTTGGTTCCAAGTCTTGGAATGAGTCAGTAGTGTATATGTGGTCAATATTATGTAAGGCCTCAATACCTTTAGAGAAAATACCATGTGATACAATTAAATTAACGTTACCAGCATTATTCTCTTTAAGTTTATCAGCTAAACCAATGAATGTACCACCACCATCACAAATATCATCAATGATATAAACATCTTTACCATGTAAATCATTTACATCACAAGTCATATTTAAGATTTGACCAGTTTTTACATCTCTGATTTTATTACATAATACGATAGCATCTGTATAACCAACGAATTGTGCAGCTTTGAAGATTTTCTTATATGCGCCAGCATCTGGTGATACAATGTAGTAATCTTTCTTATCAGCTAAGATTTGTTTAACAATGTTATGATTACTAACTGGGTCACAATTATTAATTAACGCTAAAGACACTTCAGAGTGTACGTCATATACCGCAACTTTACTATATTCTTGTGAATTAATAATGTTTGCTAAAACTTTAATTGATAAAGGTTCACCACCAACCATAACGCGGTCTTGTCTAGCAAACGGTAGGTAAGGAATAAATAGTTTAATATATGTAAACCCTAATCGTTTTAAAGCATCGGTAGCTAATAATAAAATCATCAAATCTTCTGAAGATTTAATTCTAGTCGTAATAATAACTTCATTACCACCTATCATCCAATTCTTTTCAATAATTTTAATGTGTGGTTCGCAACCACTTGGGAAACTAAACTTCTGGTATTCCAACTCGGTAAATTCTTTACCAAATGGTTTAAAGTTTTCGTCTAAATTAATAACTGCTCTCATATGTATAATTTCTTTTGACAAATATAGGTATTTTAATTCGGTTAATGCAAACTTTTTTACTAAAAAATCGATATTTATTAATAAAAAAGATTTTATGAGTACTAAAGCATTGATATTAGAGCAATTAAAAGAGGATTTATTTATAAAGGTTTACGCAAAGCAAATGCTTAATGAAGTTTTTACTGGTAATAAAACTGGTGAAAACGAATATGAATGGAATATAGATAATAAAACATCTATTAAAGATAAGGCAACTGAATACTTTAATAAAATTAAAGATAAGTATGATTCTTCGTCTTCAGATGTTAAAAAGAAATTAAGAGCAACTGCTATAGCGAGTGTTATAGGTTTAATTGGTCTTAATGGTGGTATTGATAAAGAAAAACCTTTAGAAGCGACTAAAAGTGTAATTAAACAAGATATTGAACAGATTGCTGATAAAATAATACCTATAGAAAAACCATTATCAACTAGCAACTTTATTATTGCTACTACTTTAGTTGGTGAAGCTGGTGGTGAGGGAGGAATTGGCATGAGGGCTGTAGCAAATGTATTAAAGAACAGAGCTAAGGCTACTGGTAAAAGTGTTGCTCAAATTGCATTAGAAAGAAAACAATTTTCTATGTGGAATTCACATACTATTGATGGTGATAAAATTCAAGATGTACATAAAAGATATGTTGAAGACGCTTACCCTAATAATGACGAAGTTTGGAAAAAAGCAGTTAACATCGCAAAGTATATTAATACAATAGAAGATAATACTAATGGTGCTACTAGTTATTATAACCCATCAAAAGTTACACCTAAATGGGGTGAGGGTTCAGAAAGTTGGACATCTACTAAACAAATTGGTAAACATTTATTTGGTAAGGATAGTACAAGTAGATATGAACCATAATTTAATAAAGCCTTTCCACAGAACCATCCTCGTAAGTAACGAATTTTAATCCATTGTAATCGATTGACACTTCTTGACCAATAGAATTTACTATTCTAACTGGTGTAATATATGGGGTTCTGTTATCAATTGATATTATTTCACATTCTTTATATTTACCATCGTAATCAGTTTGCCTTAATACATAATAATTAATATCATCCTCAAATCGCGAATCGAGGAATTGGTATTTATTATTTGTAATTGAATTACCAGCACCATCAATTTCCACAATAGGTAACCATTCTATTGGATATGTTGAGCGGTATATTGTAAAATAATCATTATTATTTTCTGAAGCAGTTTCCCATTGTAATAAATTACCTTCAAGTGATTTTCTACCTTTAAAATATAATAATTCAATTGGTAATTCAACTGGTGGTGATTCAACTATTGTAACATCCTCAATATAAATTGATGTAGGTCCAAAATATACAGTATTTGCTAATATCTGAAAATACATAGTTCCAGTATATGTTGGTACGTATGTATTGCTCCATTGATACCAAGTACTCCAATTTGAGTTGCAATTAGAATTTGTTTGAGTGAATGTAGATAATAATGTTGTTTGATTAGCGGTTTCATTTGTGTTTATTGTTGTACTACAAATTCTTTTAGTCCAAAATGTTATTGTATAAGTATAACCATTTTGAACATTGATTGGGATATATAAATATTTACCATTATTATTAGATGCACTTGATAATCTTAATGCATATGAACCAGAACGAGCATTACTAGCTCCATAATTATTAGTAGCCCATCCAGAAGGTGTTGTTGATAACCATCCAGTTGGTGGTGTTGAAGCGAATTGTTCATTTACTATTGTGGTTTGACCCATAGAATAGAATGACAACAGTAAGAAAAATATTACCAGTTTCATTTTATATTGTTTATTAATAAATATTATTAATTATAATATAATCTTATATTCTTCACATAGTTTTACAATATATTTATCTAAATTAATAATAGCTTGCTTATAATCAATTTCTTCATCATTAAATCTATCTTCGTCTTGCTTAATTATATCAACACAACTTATATGAATATCTCTAACAATATCTGTAACATTAATTTCCTTATTATAGTTAGAGGCCAAGCTATATTCCATAACTTGACCTTCTAGTTCTCTACAATAATCCATTAACTCTTCAACTTCTGGTTCATCCATTAGTTGAGGATTGTATTTAAATATTTGTCTAATCGATTTCATTAACTAAATTCTGTTGATGACGATACTCTTAGCCCATCAATAACTCTATCCCAATATTTTGGACCATGGAAATACGATGAGCCAGATTTATTATTTTCATAATCTTCATCAAATACTAAACCATCTGGTTCACCCCAGTTAAGAGCCATTGTAATAAAGTCTTCAACATTCTCTTCACTTCCGTATTCATCAACAATTCTACCACTTCTAACAAAAGCTAATAACTCTTCTTTAGTGGAATAGTATTTGTTCTCATGAAAGTTCCAGCAGAATTTCCAACCACTACTTCGTTTACCTAAGTGAATACTAGTTCCTTCAACGAAATCATCCCAGCAAGATGTTCTTTCCCAAGAATCTTCTACTTCAACTCTAAAACCATCTTCAACACTAGAAGCGGATAAATCCAAGTTGTTAATATTATCTATTAACTTCTGTTTTCTAGCTAGTATTTCAGCTTCAGTTGGTATTCTATAATAATTTGTTCCCATTATTTTATTATTTTAAATGATACTGTAATCGCACCGATTACTTTACGTTTTCTATCTCTTTTATTTTTATCGGTAATAGTGTCCAATTGTGTTAATCTATCAAAAGCTAAATGACTTAAGTCAACATGATTGCTACCCATTGAGTGTCTATCAGTAATTGTAACTGTGTCAGTAACTTTATTTTTTAAATTGGTTATTACCATTTTCATATTTCTGTACTTTGCGTGACAGTACGCTGCTGTAGGTACTGTTCTGTGTACTTTCTTATGATTTGTAGTGTCGTAGTAAGTTGCCTTACCAGTTTTATTATTAGTGTTTGTAAGACTTATACTTATTAACCCTAATATTAATACAATTTTTTTCATATAATTTATTTTTCCATATCGGAGTGATTCTCAATTAAGAATCTTTTGGCTTGAATAATTTGATGGTATAATACCCAATTAAAATTTCCGTCTCCGTTTTTAGTCCACCATGCGACCATATCCATGTTATTAATTGAATTATTAATCGGTGATGTTTGAATTTCTTCTGGCATAATTGTTGTCATATTTTTATTATTTAAGTTAAACATGGTACAAATATATACATAATATAATCAATAAACAAATTTTTTAAAGATTAAATTAAAAAAAAGTGACCTCAGAAGGATTCTAACCTTCACTCTACGCATTAGAAGTGCGTTGCTTTATACGATTAAGCTATGAGGCCAAGTTTCCCCACCTTGAGATTACTGGTGAGTAGTTACATCGGTTTCTTCCTAATTCAAAAAACCTGCTGGGCATCCCCTATGAAAAAAGTCAAACTACTATGGTAACCGTGTTATAGGCCATTATCCCAAAGACTGCAACCTCAGTTGTATGCAGTTTCACTAACCTATTGTTAAATAAGTCTTAGGTCAAAGACTACTGAGTACCCCTTACTCATTGCTCTACCCAAGGGACTCGAACCCATAGTCCTTCGGCACCAGCCGATGTGCAAACCAATTTACACCATAAGTAGAGAATCAAGAATTATCATCAGAAATTAGTGGTACCAAATCTCTTTAAGCTATATGATAGACATTCTTGTTAGGGTTGGGCTAATTACTCCCACCTTTGATAACATGAGTAGATTCGAACTACCGACCTCTACATTAAAATAGTAGTGCTCTTCCAACTGAGCTACATGTCATACATTCTTCTTTGCAAAGAATAAAAAAAAAATAAGTAACCTAATAAAGAAGGGACATAGCTAAAGTTAAAATTAAAACTAAAACCAAAGACCTCCTTCTACTCAAAGGCAAAGTCAAAATCTAAGTCTTGTTTTCGCTACCCAATTGTACCTTTTCGGTTAACTTGTGTAGCCATTAGAGACAAGCTCAGTTTTTATAAATTTGTAGAAAGAGCGGATATAGTAAGCTCCTTTCGGAGCGGCTTTTATATTTTAATTAGACCGCTTGTGGCAGTCAAATTAGTCATGTATATTAACAATATATTTATATAGAAGTTTAATCCTACTCTATCAAGTTTAAATAATGGTGGTATCAACTTGTGTTTAACCACCATTAACCTTATTAATTTAATTGAGCTAAATAAGTATCAATTACATCTTGAAATCTTGAGTCAATACTGATTCTTAGTGAAGAAATTTCACCAATCTCAGTTTGACGTTGGAACTCAAGGTCTTGTCTCAACTTAGTTAATTCAGCTTGGTATGCTGCGTACTCTTTTTGGTATTGGCTATTCAATACTTCGTTAGAAGAATTAACTTTAGCAAATCCATCCGCATTATGTCTAGCGATACGAGCATTCTCAGCAGTAGTTAAATCCTTAACTTTAGCTTTGAAATAATTTACTCGCTGTTCATACTGACGGTGTTTAGCAGCCAATTCATTATGAATACCTAACAATTGGTCATTAGTATGATGAATTGTTACCATTAAAGGCGTTTTCTTACCTTGCTCAACTTCAATCCACTCTAAAGTTTTGATTGATGGTAATTCTTTTCTAAGATTATCCAATGGACCATGCTTATGAATGAATTGACCAATGTGAGCAGCATAAGCCTCAGCCTCAGTGTACTCATTAATCTCGTTTGAAGTCAATTGACCCCAACCAAAATCTTCACCAACCTCCTCGATTGGGTCGAAATCTGCTAACTTAGGTCTAGATGGCATCTCTAAAGAAGTTTCCATACCTCTATAACGAGCTTCTCTAATTAAAACATCTTTTGCTTTGACGTTTTCCATCAAGAACGCTTGAGTTGCATGCAACTTAGCTTTCTCCAAAAGCAACTCAGTTAAATTACTAGGTACTGGTTTACCAACTGTCTCAATATAAGTTTGGTCACCTATTTTAAGTTGTTTCTCAACGTTGTTGATACCATTTAACTCGGCAGCAATATCAGTTGCTCTTTGATTGCACAAATTTGAAATTGATTGTGCTTGTGATAAGGATAAACCTTTAGTCGATAACGAATGCTTCTTCATACTCATAAATTTAGTTATTATTTTAATTTTTTACAAATCTAGTTATTATTTTTTATTTACGCAACTTTTTTTTAATTTTTATAACTCTAAAATCATAAATCTGTGATTTCTATATTTAGAATGTTACCATCGATTAAAAGACTCTCTAACTCATTTTTTAAACTATCGTTTGAACGGTCTTCAACTTCTTCAATTCTCCATCTTAAGTTTCTTAAAATAACAATGATTCTTTTACCTATCTCTCTTTCAATAGATTTTAATCCATCAATGTAACCTGATACTGTTTCAGGTTTAAAATCAGTTTCAATTTTTTTCTTGAAATCACCTTTTGTATCAACTACGTTTACTATCATAATATTTTTTTTACAAATCTAGTTATTATATTTTATTTATGCAACTTTTTTTAAACATTTTTTTCAGATTCTTCTAATTCTTTTAACATTTTAATAAAATCATCAGACTCAATGAATAAATTATGTTCCTCTTCCAAATATTCTTCTCTCATTGTTTTACAAATTTAGTTATTATCTTTTAATTGTGCAACTATTTTAATTATTTTTTACAATTTTATAGTTTTTATTCCTTAACTTAATGATAACCAACCCTAACCATTTTTTAAATTCTGGAGTCATACCTTCAGATAATTCATTAATAAGGTGATTATAATCAGTATTTTTATTTCTATATTCAGAAGTAACTACAAAGTTATTACGTAATTCATTCTGAAAAAAGTTAGACTCAAAAGTTATCTTAGCTAAATCTTTATCAGTAATATCAAGTTCATTTGTGCCATCAGTAACGTTTATTACTGTAAATTCAACAGTATCACCAATCCACATATCATTTAGATATTTATAATCTCTTGTATCAACATCGATATAATGCCCATCGTGATTAATAATCCATCCTTGTTCAGTTTTTTCTAATTTACCTTCCATGTATCAAATATTTTAAATCTTTTATTACTTCTGGAATTGTACTATAAAATTCCTCATTATAGTCTACCTTTTTTAAAAAGTTAGCATTAATTCTTGTACAATCAGTATAGAACTCATGGTCACTAGGTGTTACGTCACTAATCATAACAACATGTTTACCTAAGGCCCAAGCCAACCATGCTAACCCAGATGATACACCAATAAAGAACTCACAGTGATATAAATCTACCATTCTATCGATTAAAGAAATATCCCCAGTTACATTAACCACGTTTTGTAATTCAGTAGCTTCTTTAGATATAACCAATACATCGAAACCATTATCGTTTAAATAATCTACAATAATTTGCCAACCATCCAAACCTTCTTTCCACATCTTTTTATCAGTACTACCATATTCAGAAATACATACGTATTTTTTATCTCTGTTAGGTTTAGGTTCATGTTTAATAACTGGAGTTAAATCTGGTCGGATTTCTTTATAAGGCATGCCTAATATTTCTGATGCAGTTTTCTGTAATGGATTTTCATCAGTAATAATTGGTGAATATTTAATATTACCATCACTACTAGCACCAATATAATACTGAGCATATATATTTTGTATTTGAGTATTTGGTTCCGCAAATAAAATATTAGGATAAGCATCAGCTAATATCTTATTATGAAAAGTTGAACAGATAACATTACATTCATGTTTTAATCTAAACTCTTCAACAAATGGTATCCATGCAATAGTATCACCTAATGCGTATGCATCTAATTTAATAAAAACAGTTTCACCTTTTGCATCGAATTTAGTAGTAAATAAAATATTATCTTCTGTATCACGAACAATAATAACCCAGCCATTAAACCATTGTCTACCACCAAACATTAAATCATTTGGTTTATAAGTACCACTATTAACAATCAAACCAAATGAATCAATAAATTGAACAATATATTCTTTATTACCCTCATCATAGATTGTAACTTTTGGAGAATCACCTAATAAAGGTAATTTCGATACATAACTAACTTTAACTTCCATAATTATACTGTATGTTCAATGTTTACTCTTACACATGTTTGAGGTTGTCCCTCATTCATTAAGAAATTATTAATATAACCCATCATATTTGCTGAACCAATTGGATTGGCAGAATGTACAACTACTTCTGGAAACTTAATAGGGTAGTTTTTCTTATCGTAACGACTCATATTCACTCGTTTAGGGTTTGTATCATAGAAGTGATTGATAAGCCATTTAACACAGTCTAATCCAGTCTTTTCTGTAATATTATCATAATTCAATTCATAGTTTGGGGATACATTCTTGAAATACTCACTCATAGCGGTATCACCTAAATCATGGTCCAATGAAATTAAATTAATATTAGTTAAACCCAATTCTAAAACTTTTTTCACGAACTCATCATAATTTCTAACTACATTCCAATCATCAGCGACTGGAGTTCTTACATCATCTAAATAAATTTTTATCATACTTTTTAATATTTATAAACTGCTACGTTTATTTCTTTTTTATTTGCTAAATCAATCATATGTTGAGTACCTTTTGATTCTCCATCATGAAATGCTATAAGCATATCAGCGTAGTCAGCCATTTCACCATTTCTAATATAACCAGCTGATTTACCATGCTCATCCCAATTAGCTGGGAACTCTTTAATTTTATAATTTCTATCATTAGCGTATCTTTCACCTAATTTATCGGCACCTCTTGCAGTTCCACTAACAATTTCTACTTCTTCATCTGGCTCACCAATTATGTAATCACAGAATTTACATAAGACTTCATAATCGTTGAACCCTCTACTACCAGCAATAATAACTTTCATATTTAAATTCTTTTTTACAAATATAGTAATTATTCAAATTAAAAACTATTTATTAATATAATAATTAAAAAAAATATTTTTAAACAACAAGTAAAATGAGTTTAATTAAATTACAAGAAAAGATTGGGGCAACCCCAGATGGTTCATTTGGCCCTGATACGTTAAGAAAAGCCATGGTTTATTTTAAAATGACACCAGAAAGAGCAGCGCATTTCTTTGGTCAGACAGCGCACGAAACTGGTGGTTACGCAGCGTTTAGTGAAAACCTTAATTACAGTGCCAAAGGATTGGTGGGTACATTTGGTAAATATTTTAACGCAACAACTGCTGAGCAATATGCTAGACAGCCAGTTAAAATCGCATCAAAAGTTTATGCTGATAGAATGGGTAACGGTAACGAAGCTTCTCAAGAAGGATGGTTATTTCGTGGCAGAGGTGCGTTGCAGACCACTGGTAAGGGAAATTATAAAGCTTTTTCAGAGCATTTGGGTAAACCAGAGATTTTAACTAATCCAGATTTGGTAGCGACTGACTTTTCATTTGAGTCTGCAATATTCTTCTTTGATAAGAATAAATTATGGGCTATAGCTGATAAAGGAATTAATAATGCAGCAATATTAGCAATAACTAAAAAAATAAATGGGGGTACTAATGGTTTGGATGATAGAAATTCATTAACCAAAAGATATTACTCATGGTTAACTAAATAAATAAATTTTATGTATACAAAAGAACAAATTGAAGCAGCTGTAAAAGCTAAAGGTTATGTGTGGTTCGAAGATACCGCAAATAAAAGTTATGATGTTAACATCGTTGGTGTTAGAAATTCATCTACTGGTAATAAAGTTACTAACTTATTTGATGATATGATTACAATATCATATAAAGATGAAACTGGTAATTGGGTTTTTAAACAATGGATGAACACAACAGAACCAGGTAAAAAAGGTGTAATGGAATACCATAATAAAAATGGTGTTGCAAGATTAGTTGAAGGACAATACAGAGGTTCACATGCATTAGGTCTTCACCAAGGTAAATATGAAGCATTAAGACAAGCTAAACCAGTTAAGGTTTACCGTGATGCTAATAGAGATATGACTTACGATGAAAATAAAATCGATGAAGGTGTTTTTGGAATCAACATTCATAAAGCTGGACAAGATTCAACTTGGGTTGAAAACTGGTCAGAAGGATGTCAAGTATTTAAAAGAGTAAAAGACTTTGATGAATTTATGAAGATTGTAAAAAAATCATCAAAGATTCATGGTAATTCATTTACTTATACACTTATCGAATCAAACGATATTAAATAATTAAAGCCCTCACTTGAGGGCTTTTTTATTATCTTTCTATTCCTAGTTCAGCTAAAGTTTTAGGCGTATAATCTACTTGTTCACATGATACACAGTGATATCTATCATCTGGTATATCAAATATTACATCGTCAACCCACATGGTAGTCATTATTTTATGCTCATGAATGTGTCCATGTATGTTTCTAGGTACCCTAAATTCTAATTCTCGTTCATGTACTGGACAATGTGTTAACCAAATACCTTTATATTTAACCATACCAGCTATAGATTGAACATATTTCATTAGTTCTTGAATATCTGATGGTCTATCGTGATTACCCAATATAACTTTCTTCATACCATTTAAATTACTGAGTAATTGGTACGATTTACTAGATTCCATTGTTACATCACCTAATATCCATGTACAATCTCGTTTATGTACAACACTATTCCAACATTGTATAATATGGTTATCATGGTCTTCAACAGTATTGAACCCTCGTTTTAAAGCCATATTAATATGACCAAGATGTAAGTCTGCAATAAATCTAACAACTGACATAATTATTTTTTATTAATTGTTTTTAAAATTTTACTTTGTATATCTAAAAATGCTGACACCATACCATAATAGTAATTTGGGTCATTAGATTTCTCAGCTAATAATCGTTTGTTCTTAGCTTCCTCTTGTAGGTAATCAAATAACTTAAACAATTCATCATACTTATCTACGTCATTAATAAAATTTGTAAATATTGTATTATTACCAGTAATAGTTTCAGTTACTCTAACATTCTTTTTAGGGTTTGGTACCATCTTATTACCATTAATGCAACCACACATACCAGAACCACCATTCATTGGATTACAAGAGCAGATAGAACCATATGGGACCTCATCAGGTTCAGTATTAAACACTGTATCTAAACTACCATAATATTTTTTAGCAAAGTCGGTATATTCCGATAATGTTGGTCCATTATTTTTTTTAATTGGTGTATCTTTACCCATATTTATTCTATGCTTGTTCATCTTCTTTAATTTTTTTATATAATTTGTACTCACTATTCTGAGTCTTGAAGTGTACGAAACCATCTTCATTAGTAATGATTTCAGTAACAACAGTAGTTTGCCATGTAAAAAACATGTTAAATGGTGACATAACTAACGAGTAACCTATTTCTGGTTCATCATGTCTTTTGTTACCTTGCCCATTTTCATTAAATTCAATCCACGTTACATCTGTAGATTTATTAGTTAAACCATCGTTGATTCTAACCAATTCATAATATTCATTTTTCTGCATAGTCTATATATTTACTAAATAAATTATATCTCTGTATTTTTAGCTGGCTATCAGGTCTGGTATCATAATTAGATTCAAATGTATAATAACCATATAAATCATCTTCAAAATGAGAATACTCAATAGTAGTAAACCCTAAATACTTATCACCATTTGATTCGTGTTCAGTTTCACCTACTTTAATAGAGTAATAATCCTCTAAGATTAATTTATCAGCACTCTCTCTAGTATTGGTAACATATAATACGTTACCATCTTCATTATCGGTAATTACCCAAACCCATGTAAGTTTATCGTTCATATCTAATAATTTCAAATTTATTTTTACACTTCTTTTTTAACTCTTCAACATAATTAATACATTCTTCATCAGTATCAAATTTATTATAAACCTCGCTACCACTTTTTAATGCTATAACTATTCGTGCTTTACTATATAAGTTATTACCATTAACAATATAATTCACATGTGGTGATGTTAATATAGTTTTATAACCACTACAATATACTCTATACCATCCAGATGGACATACTTCAGTTCGTTTGATTAAACCAAAGAATTTTTTAATATGTTTGATTTCTTCATCAAACCATAAGTAATCATCATCTAATTTACTAGGATATAATTTAATATACTCTATAGACTCTACGTTAAAATGTGTTTCCATATTATTCTAATTCTAAATCGGTTGCTTCAATACATCTATCACAATCAGTTGCTTCTATTTTATAGCAAGGTTGATTATCTTTTGTAAATGTATCCAAAATTAATACTCTATTATCATATAACTTATATTTTGTTATATCACCTTTTTCATACCTAAATTTACTAGTACATGATAATAAAACCAAAGTTAGTAAACTAATTCCAATATACTTCATTTTTATCTATTTATTTTATTAACAATTACATTAATTAATTCATCTAATGTATCAACTGTTTGTATTCCATATTTCTCACATACAATATCAACATTACCCTTTCTCCAGAATCCTTCAGGACAACATACAATTAGTTTACCAGATGCAGCATATAATCCTAATTCTAATAATGATATTGGTGACTTAGTTTCTGGAGAGAAATACATCAGAATATAATCAGCTTTATCTAATCCATTTAATTCCCAATTCACTTGTTGGTAGAACTGTGGTGATTCAATCGATTGTGTCCAACTATTATCCCATTCTTCACGTCTAGGATTAATAATAGTAATAGATACATGACCATGGATTCTTTGTTCCAACTCTAAACTAACTTTTGTTTGCCAATCTTCGGCTACACCCATCTCAATACTACCAGCTAGAAACATCTTTATAGTATTAGTAAGATTACTTAACGCTTGTGGCGGTTTTATTTCATTAAATCTCATATTTTATATTATTTTTTACAAATATAGTTACTTTATAGATAAAATGCAATAGTTAGCTATCTATGTTTATTAGTAAATTCATTATAATCATCATCAGGTAAAGTATCAACAATATGTCTCTTAACCCATTCTCTAAACCAACTTCTTATTCTTTTCATACTTTTTTTTAACAAATATATTAAATTAGTTTGCATAAATCAATTTTATACTTATATTTGCAAAAAACAAAAAATTATGGAGAAAGAAAATTTTGATTACAAAGTATTATTTGAAGATAAATGTTCAGCTGTTGAACGATTATTTGAAGTGTATCGTAATAACCCTTATAATGCTAGGGTTATATATATGAATAACGCTAAAGATATGTATTCATACATGAAGGTAGTTTTGTTTACTGAAGGTAATACATTTAATATTGTATTATTCAAGAAATCATTTGGTATATCTAAGACCAATAGAATCTACAATAGTGAACGTAGAATGGCTAATATCAGCTATAAGAATGGTAAATTTTATTTAATATTTAATCGTGGTGTTAAACCATTAACATTATTTAATTTACATTCAGCTTTCGGTCAATGGTGTCACCCAGTTATTGAATATTTAAAAGAGAATTTTACATGGTTAAGATTTGTAGAAGAGAAAAATATATTAACTAACATAGCTTTCAATACCATAGTTAGTAAGAAATTGTATTCATATAAGAAAGCAATCTTACATACTTATAATGTACCATATCCAGTTGGTAATGCAATTCATGAGGTGAATGAAAAAACATATAATCATGATGTTCAAATGTTTATAAATCATTTTAAAAAGAATTTAGAATATCTTGAGAATATTACATCATTTGACGCTGAACTTATTAAAACTAATACTATGTTATTTACAGATACTGTTAAAATGGCTAGAGTTTTAAATAGAAAGGTAAACTGTAAATGGAAGTTAAAACGTCTAAAGGAGATGCATGATTTATGGTCAGAAGAAATTACTGATATTACGTATATGGATGCTGATAGAAAAATGGTTATTCATCCAATATTCCTTAAATTTTCTGAGTTCGCTAATTTCACTATATTAACTACAACTAAGGAGATGTGTATTGAAGGTAAAAAGAATAAACATTGTGTTGCAACTTATGTTAATAGAGTAGAATCACATACATGTGGTATTTACCATATTGATGGTTATACTTTAGAAGTTAGAAAAGACTGGAGTGACAAAGGATTAGTATATGGTCAATTTAGAGGTTATAACAATTGCAATGCACCAGTTGGGTTAGATGAAATGGTACAAAAATACATTAAGGAATTCAACGTTAAAATGCTTGGTATGTCAGAAGAAGATTATAATAATGAATATAATAAACCAGAAGTAGCGTTACCATTTTAATAAATAAAAATATGAGTGAAAAACCAAAAAGAGGAATATGTGTTGATGGTGGAACTGAGGGAAATCCAGGTCCATGTTTCTATCGTGGCGTTGATTTAGAATCAGGCGAAATAATATTTGAAGAACATTTAGGTATGGGTACAAATAATGTTGCTGAGTTCTTAGCTGCGGTACATGCAGTACATTACATTAGGAAAAATAAGTTAAAGGATATGCCAGTATATTCTGATAGTGTTACAGCAATCGCATGGGTGCGAAATAAGGAACATAAATCAACATTTAATGGTGATGTATCAGATAGAATGGATAAAGCTTGTGAGTACCTTAAAAATAAGAATGTAGCCATTAATAAATGGTTAACAAAAGAATGGGGTGAAATACCAGCTGATTTCGGAAGGAAATAATTAAGATTCGTATATTTCTGGATTCTGTCTACCAAATATACGAATCAATTCACCAGCTTTGGCATTGGCTTCATTTTCCCAAGGTGAGCCATCGCCACCTTCATTTTTAGTCCCATCTAATTCACCACGTTGATTTTGTAGGTGATGAACTAATTCATGAGCAACTGACCTTAATACATCAACCAATGCTCTATTCTTAATATAGATAGTAACAGTATTTTCTACATGATTATACACAGCAGTAGTTCTAATACCATCTTTATTTGAAGTTAGAGTTAATTTAAATGGTTTAGTTAATTCTAGATTATCTTTTACGAAATCAAGAAACTTTTCAACGATAACCTTTTTAGGCATTATTTCAATTTGCTCTCTTAATAATTGTTTAATATTATTTTCCATAATTAGGATTAATTTTATCTATTATAGCTTTTAAATCATCTAATCTAGTTTTTAATGGTTCAATATCTTCACCCTTTTTACTTTTTTCTTTATATAATGGTAATAAGTTTTGATATATACGTACTGCATCTTTATATTCTTTACTTTCAGTCGCATCAGGTTCATTAATACTTAATGTATTTTTACGTGTTGCTCTATTAAGTTTCTCTCTTTTATCAAATTCATCACTAGCAACACTTTGTGTTGATAATTCTTTATTTTTTTCTAATTGGTCATCAGCGGTATAACTCCCTTCAAAATCAAAATCCATAATATTTTTAATTGATTCATCATCAGCTAATAATTTAATTTTAGCGTCAACAATTGGAAAAAAAACTGTTTTATCAGACTTATCACCTTGACTACCAAAAGCATTAGCGTTTAATCTTAACGCTTTACCTTCTTGACCTAATCTATAATCCCTATCATCTTTACCGTTATCATGTACAATTAAAAATCCATTACCTGATTTAGTAATTTTAAATGTATATGTTCCATCACCATCATTAATACCACCAAATATATCACGATACTGATTATTTAGTTTTTTAGCTAACTCAGACAATTTAATTAATTGTTCTTTAGAACGAACTCTCGTTTCTGGATATCTAATTGAGTCAGGTATTTCATCAAAATTTTCGTGATACTCATATAATAAGTTTTCTAACTGTATTCTTAAATTTTCTTTAATAAAATCTCTCATAAAAAAGTTTTTTATTATAAATATTTCATTTTATGTAAAAATTGACTATATTTGTGTTTAATTAAAATATATATAATATGAAAGCAACTTTAGAGTTTGATTTAGACAACCCAGATGATAGAATGGCCCACATGAGAGCTGTTAAATCATTGGATATGGCAATAGTTTTATTTGAGTTACAAACTAACCTAAAAAGAAGATGTGAATCAATTGCTGAGGCTCAAGAAGCTGATTCAGATATACATGATGGAGTTTATTTGGTATTCCAACAGATAAGTGAGTTAATGTATGAGAATGGTATAATAATAGATGATTTAATTCAATAATATGAGCGAAGAATACGTAGAAACAACATTTGATAAAGTTATCAGATGGATTAAGTATGATGCAAAACATTTGCATAGAGAAATAATACAAGGTGTAAAAAATTTAATAAGATGGTTTCCAACAATATGGAAAGACCGTGATTATGACCAATTTTATATCTATGAAGTCCTTAGGGTTAAATTAGAGAATCAAGCAGTATATATTTCCACTAAGAATAGACATACTAGAGCACAAAGAGACGCTGAGTTAATGATGTTGGCTGCAAGATTAATTGCTATCCAACAAGAAGACTTATATGATATGGAATACATGGAATATCATGAATCTGAATTTAATTTTTTAGATATCACTGATGAAGATGATATTCCAGAGAAATATAAAGATTCTAAGAGATTAGAAATAAACTTAATCTCTGAAAGATTTGATGAGTATTTTGAAAGATATCCTAGACAATATAAGAGAGCAGTTAGTGGTGAATTGAATTTATTTACCAGAGACGAGAATGAGAAAGAGAATAAGAAGATATACGCAATGGAAATTGCACATGAGAATCAAAAACGTAGTCGTAAATTACTATTTAAATTATTAGATGAGAATATAGAACGTTTTTGGGATTAACAAATTATAAATAATGAAAAAAATTACATTTATTTCGGATACACATCAAAAACATCGTCAATTAACGAACGATTTAATTGGTGGTGATATGATTATTCATGCTGGTGATATTATGACCAGTGGTTATTATGAGACAGAGGTAAAGGACTTCTGTGAATGGTTCAGTGGGTTAAATAACTATGAACATAAGATTTTTATCGCTGGTAATCACGATAGATTAGCTGAGAATAACCCTAACTTATTTAAAAGAATACTTGATGAATATCCAAATATAACTTATCTACAAGATAGTGAAGTTGTTATTGATGGAATTAAAATCTATGGTTCACCATGGCAACCATGGTTTTATGATTGGGCGTTTAATCTACCAAGAAAAGGACCAGGTATTATGTCTAAATGGCAAGCTATTCCAGCTGATACTGATATTTTGATTACACATGGTCCACCTAATAAGATATTAGATTATGTTGTTAGAGATGCGTTTTATGCTGGTTGTGAAGAATTACTTGAACGAGTAATGGAAATTAAACCAAAGGTAAATGTATTTGGTCATATCCATCAAGGTTATGGTTCAATTAGAGTAAATGATATTGAATTTATCAATGCATCAGTTTTAAATGAGGCATATAGCTACGCCAATCTACCAGTTGACGTTGAGTATGACGAGGTTATGGGTATTGTAAAATATTATTAATATGGCTGAATATAGTTTTACAGAAGATGTTACTCAAGGTGAAAAAGGAGAGCTAATTATTAAAGACTTCTTAGAATCAAATGGTTATACATTTATTTCTGATAATAAAGATTATAGGTATGATTTGGAAATGTCATTACCAGTTGATAAAGGTGGTTCCTTAGTTAAGGTTTCTACCTTTGAAGTTAAAACTGATGTATACTGTTTACCACATTCAGATACTAACAATTTATTTGTTGAGTTTGAGTGTAGAGGTAAGGATTCTGGTATTAACGTAACTGAAGCGGATTACTACGTAAATTACTACCCTTATTTAAAAGAAGCATGGTTTATCAAAACGGATAAACTTAAGAATTTAATAAATAGTAATGAATTTGAAGTGAAAGAGTTTTCTGGTGATGCTGGTAGTAATACTAAAGGTTATGTAATACCTAGGTACAAATTTAAACCTCATTTTAAAGTTAAAATGATAAAAACTAATTGGGAATGATAAAGATTATATTACACGCAACAATAATAGCATTTCTATATTTAACATATAGAACTATTAACACTCCAGATTTCACATTTAATTGTGCTTTAACGTTTATGTTTATCTGGTTCCTAAAAATTAATGAAGAACGCACTTAAAACCACATATTAATATGTGGTTTTAAGTGACCCCATATTAATATGCTAATCTTTAAAACCCGAAATCAATAAGGTCTCCAAAATCATCCCACTCGTCAGCTACTGGTGTATTCTGAGTGTCCTTCGCGATGTTTGAAAAATAGTGCATTTAAGTTATTTATATTTAAAAAAAAATTATTATAATTATAAGTATAAGAGAAAAGATAAAAAGTAAAATTATGAGTGAAAATGAAATTCCAAAAGATTTGTTAGATAAACAAATTACAGTATTAGACTTCTATGCTGAATGGTGCGGACCATGTAGAATGTTAACACCTACAATCGATGAATTAATTAAAGAATATGCTGAAGATAAAGATGTTAAAATTCTTAAAATAAATGTTGATGAACAACCAGCAATCGCTAACAAATTTAATGTTAGAGGTATCCCTAATGTAGTGTTTGTTAAAAATGGTGAAATAGTTACTAGATTTTCTGGTGGTAAGGGAAAAGCAGAGATTAGAAATATTATTGAAGAAGTTAGGACATCTACCAATTAATTGATATTTATATGTAAAGAATGATTGGTGATTGATAAAGAAAACATACGAAATGCATTAAGGGGAGTATATGGTGAATTCAGTACTTACCTTGAACATGAATATGAAAATACTATCACTGAAAATCTATATGTTGGGGATGTTGCTAATAAAAGAAGATGGGTAACATATAATCAAGTTATTATCGAACTTAAGAATAACTTAAAGGATACATTAAAGGTTAAAGAATTACAATATAAGTTAACCGAAAATGTGGACCCAACAGACGTTTGTTTAGAAGTTTTGAACAGTTTAAAAAGCAAAACACCTGAACTTGAGCGTTTATATTATAAAATTATGAATTTTAAATGAAATCCCACTTTAAACCCCATTTTATGGGGTTTTTTTATTTAAAAAAATATTGATGATTTTAAGTCGAATACGAAATTGAAAGATATTTATCATTAAATAACAATAATAAATTAATTAAATTAATGATGAAAGATTTTAATATTACAATCAAGGCTGGGACTGGAAAGTTTAATAATCTGGATAAGGAGTATAATAATTTGGTAACTTCAACTATGGCTAATGTTGATGCCGAAACTAAATTAAGATGGGAGACGTATAGCATAATTATGGATGAGTTATTAAATATTGATAGAGTAGATTGCTTCGAAGAAGCTAAATACAGAATGACTGATGGTGAGGACCCAAATAAAGTTATGGTTGATATGATTGATAGAAATAAGAACACTAGTGGATTACTATGGTTCATAAGAAAGAGATTACTAGAATATATTGAAGAGGATTTCTATAACAGATTTTTATAATAAAAAGCACAGCTAAGACTGTGCTTTTTTAATTTTATTACTATATTTGTATAAATTAAAAGAGATTATATTTATTTTTATAAAACTATATATTATGAGAGAATACGGAATATTCGCCAAAGATGGTGAGGTGATTTATAAGTTAAAGTCAGAAAACATCATGGATGCGACTAAACGTTTTGCGTTCATTAAACAAATGAATGTAGCTACTTTATTAGAATTGTTTGACATTAGAGAAATAAAAAATTAAATTTTACTTAAATTTTAGTCTTTTTTTAAATCATTATATATTTATTAGTATAAATAAGATTTTTTAAAAAATATAAAGACATGTCAAAAAAAATTGTTAGAATTTCTGAAAACGAATTAGTTGATTTAATCGAAAACATCGTTAACGAAGCAGTATCTGAAAAACAAAATCAGTGGATTGCTGAGAGTGAAGCAAAAAAAGCTACATTATTAGAAAGCAAAGTTGCTAAATTAGAAGCTGTAATCGGTAAATTAACTAAAGGTAAATAATTACCTTGCTAAATAACTAGAAGCTGGTAGCGTAAAATATACGTTACTGGCTCTTTTTTTATGTAGTAATATGAAAGTTTTAGAAAAATTAAAAAGAAGTGAAATCCCTTTGACTTCAGTTGTTGAACGCGATGAATTTATTACAGCAAGTGAAACAGCATTTGATTGTATCTTTGATGGTACATCAAAATTTCACCCATGGGAACTACCAACTACATTACCTAAGAAATTTAAGATAGGTGTCATTGTAGGTTCAAGTGGTTCTGGTAAATCAACCTTACTTAAACACTTTGGAATTGAGGAACAACCTACATGGGATTCCAATAAATCAATCCTATCGCATTTTGCGACACCTGAAGAAGGTATCACTAGATTAAGTTCTGTAGGATTCAATACTATACCATCATGGTACAAACCATATAATGTATTATCTAATGGAGAAAAATTCAGAGCTGATTTAGCTCGTAAGATAGCTTCAAATGCTGTCATAGATGAATATACCTCAGTAGTGGATAGAAATGTCGCTAAAGCGGCCTCAATGGCCTTATCTCGATATGTAAAGACCAATGACTTTGAAAACATTGTGATATCAACGTGTCACATGGATATAGTCGATTGGCTTGAACCTGATTGGGTTATTAATACAGACACTGGGGAACTATTGGATGGTTTTTTTTTGTCCGACCAGAAATCAAACTTGAGTTATATCGCACAAACTATGGCGGTTGGGACATGTTTAAGGACCATCACTATTTAGATGATAAAATAAATAAAGCCGCTAGATGCTATATTGTTGTATGGGATGGTCAAGTAATTGGTTTCAATGCAACGTTATCAATGCCTAGTGGTTATATTAAAAATGCATGGAGAGGTCATAGGACTGTAATACTACCAGATTTCCAAGGAATGGGTATTGGTCCTAGATTATCAGATATGATTGCTCAAATGTATATTGATGATGGATGTAGATACTATTCTAGAACAGCACACCCAAGATTAATATCATATAGACTTAATTCACCTTTATGGAAACCAACTAGTAAACATAAAAAATTAAGAAGTGATATTAAACATGAGAATGTTTATAAACAACATTATGCGGATAATAAAAGAGTTTGTGGTAGTTTTGAGTACATTGGAACTATTTCTTTGGTTGATTAACTTTTTCTTTAAGTCTATCTTTCCAATATTTTTTTAGTTTCTTTTCCACGCCTTCAAGTTCTTCGTAGTAGTTTGGGAATTCAGCTAAATGGTCTGATGCAATTTCTTTTTGTTTCTCTTTATCATCAGTATGTTCAGATTCAACTTTCATACCTTTTTTAAGTTGTTGTTGTAAATACTTTACAGTTACTCTGAACTTTTTTGATAAGTCTTTAATAGTTTCGTTATCAGCTCTACCACCTACTAGTTTATTTTCCATAATTTCTTCTGGTTGTTTGGTTTCTTTTGCCTTTTTATTTTTAATTAAATTATATGCTAATATCGGTATTGAGCCACCTGGTAATAAAAATATTGCTGCTGAACTTAGTTTGGTTATTAAACTAAGTAATTGTTTTTGTACTTGCTTTTTCTCTTCTTTAGATAGTTCTTTACCAGAAGTAATTAATTTATAAGCGTCAGATGTCTTGATACTTTCGTCTTTTAATGTTTGTATTAGAGCATTCATGCCCTTTTTAATATTAAATTTATCTAAATAACCTTCTTCTATTTCATTTTCAGCAACTGAATTTAATTTACCTAGATAAGCACCAATATGTTCTTTATCACTACAGCCAACATCTTCACCGTTTAGTTTCTCAACACAATATGGGTTACCGTCTTTAGTATGTACTTTGTATGGCATAACTTTTTATTTAATAAATATAAAAAAAGCCTGAAAAAATTCAGGCTTTAGTTATTTAAGATAAAATAATTTTATCTTCTTTCTTATCGTATGTGATTTTAATGGTGTCACCTTCTTTAAAGTTACCATTAAGGATTTCATCAGTTACTGGGTCTTCAATGTATCTTTGAATCGCTCTAGTAAGTGGTCTGGCACCATATGCTTCATCATAACCTTGTTTAGCAACATAATCAACAGCTGATTTATTAATCTTGATTTCGTAACCAATCTCTTTAACTCTAGCTTTTAATTTATCCAATTCGTTATGGATAATTACATTGATATCATCTGCTTTAAGACTGTTAAAGATAATAGTTTCATCAATACGGTTAAGGAACTCTGGTTTGAATTTCTTTTTCAATGCTTTCTCAATAATTGAACGAGCTTTCTCTTGTTCATTTACAATTGCAGCGTCAGTTTCAAATCCAATGTTCTTACCGAAACTAGTTAACTCTCTAACACCAACATTTGATGTCATAATGATAATAGTATTTTTGAAATTTATCTTACGACCTAAACCATCAGTTAAATGACCTTCATCTAATACTTGTAATAGTAAGTTGAATACATCGTCATGACCTTTTTCAATTTCATCTAATAAGATAATTGAATATGGTTTTCTTCTAACTTTCTCAGTTAATTGTCCACCTTCTTCATAACCAACATATCCTGGTGGTGGACCAATCAATCTAGACACAGAATGTTTCTCCATGAACTCAGACATATCCACTCTAATCAATGCATCCTTATCACCATATACATATTCAGCTAGTACTTTAGATAAGTGAGTTTTACCAACACCAGTAGGTCCTAAGAATATAAATGATGATGGTTTGTTTTTATCTTTGATACCTAAACGACTACGTTTGATAGCTTTGGATACTTTAACGATTGCATCATCTTGACCAATTACTTTACCAAGCAATTCTTTATCCATATTCATTAATCGTTTATTCTCTTGAGTTGAAATCTTATTTACTGGAATACCAGTCATCATAGATACAACATCAGAAATTAAATCAACATCAACAATAGTTCTTTTCTCATCAAGATTTTTAACCCATTCTTCTTTAGCCTTAGCTAAATCAGTATCGATTTTTCTTTCCTCATCTCTTAACTTAGCAGCTTCTTCATATTTTTGTTTTGAAACCACATCCATTTTCTTAGTTTGAATTTCAGCTTTCTTAGCTTCCAATGTTTTTACTTTTTCTGGAATCTCAACTTCAATATTTGTACTAGCACCAGCTTCATCTAAAACATCGATAGCTTTATCTGGCATAGCTCTATCAGTGATATATCTATCAGATAATTTAACACATTCTTCAATAGCTTCATCAGTATAAGTAACCTTATGGTGATTTTCATATTTACCTCTAATACTTTTAAGCATAGTAATAGTTTCCTCTAAACTTGGTTCTTCAACCAATACTTGTTGGAAACGTCTAGTCAATGCACCATCTTTTTCTACGTTCTCTCTAAATTCGTCAAGTGTTGTAGCACCAATGATTTGTATTTCACCCCTAGCCAATGCTGGTTTGAAAATATTAGATGCATCTAAAGAGCCTGAGGAGTTTCCAGCACCAACAATGGTATGTAACTCATCAATGAATAAGATAACGTCTTTATTCGCTTTTAATTCATCTAATATCGCTTTCATACGTTCTTCGAATTGACCACGATATTTTGTACCAGCAACAATCGATGCTAAGTCTAAAGAATAGATTCTTTTTTCTAATAACATTCTAGGTGCTTTACCATCAACAATTAATTGAGCTAAACCTTCAATGATAGCTGTTTTACCAACACCAGGTTCACCAATCAATACTGGGTTATTCTTTTTTCTTCTTGATAAAATTTGAGATACACGTTTAATCTCTTTCTCTCTACCAATAATAGGGTCAACATTCCCTTCTTCTACAGCTTTAGTAACGTCAGCACAGAAATTATCTAATACTGGTGTTTTACTTGCCTTACCACGTTTAACAGTTGTTTTCTTTGATTTATCACCAAATTCTTCACCAAAAACGTTTTCATCGTCATCCCCTAACATATTCTTTGGGATATCTTTTTCATCTAATTTACCTCTCATATTAATTATAACTTTTTTAAAATTTTCGTAATTTATACCAAAGCTAGTCAATATTTGAACAATACGCAACTTTTTATGGGTTAAAATCGATAAAGTAACATGTTCTAAATCTATGTGAGCATCATTCAATAACTCAGATTCTTTATCAACTTTATTCATCACCCATTTCATTTCATCACTGAATGGTAATCTAATTCTTTTACTACCAGTAACACTAGGTGTTAAGTTTTTTTCTCTGATGTGCTCACTTAACTTATCATGTAATACATTCACATCCGCACCTAATTTTTTAAATGCGTTAACACAGATGTTACTATCATCCAATAATACCGCTATTAAAATATGCTCAGGTCTAACAAGGACATCCTCATTACTTTTGGCTTCATTCATTGCGTTGTTTATTATAAGTTTAACCTTAGGTACAATTTCTCTATTCATAAGACATTTTTATTTTTACAAAAGTAGTTATTATTACAAAAAAAATCAATAGTTGTTTTTAATAATAAATAGTACTATCTTTGTTGTAAAAAAAATTAATATGCAAGGAGCACCAATTTTTGGAAAAGTAGAATTATGGGTTAAGGTATCTAACAACATAATCAAAGAAGAATACACTGATAGTGGTATGGTTATCACTGGTAATTACTTAATAATAGTTGAAAACGAAACAGCTGATGCTGAAAGTACTGTAACTAGTACTGGTACATTATATGAGTTATCAGATATTAAAAAGTACAGAACACACGCAAAATAATAAAAAATAAAATAAAGTTATGATTTTAAAAAGAGTAGAAACAGATGTAAAGATTAAAGCAATCTATGAATCATCTAACATCTTGGCTTCAACATATGAACCAAGTAAAAAAGACTTAACTATTATCTTCAAAAGAGGAGCTAGTTATACATATAAAAATGTTGATAAGACTGATTACTTCAGATTTGAAACAGCTGATAGTCAAGGTGAAGTTTTAAATAAACACCTCAAAAAATATGATGCGGTTAAAAACGATGCTGTTGATGTTAAAAAAATTGAAGATGAAATACTTAATCTTAGAGAAGAAGAAATTAATAAGTACAAAGGTGAAGTTGTAGACTATTTAAAAGATGTAGTTGAAACTTGGAACCAATCTGGTAAATTAAAATCAGATGATTTGGACCGAATTTTAATAATGAATAATAAATTAAAAGAATTAGTAAAGTAAAAATTATGAGTACATTTAAAATTGACCCATTACACTCAGACATTGAGTTTAAGGTGAAACATTTAATGATTTCTACTGTTAACGGTAGATTCACTAAATTTGATGCAACTATGGAAGCAGAGTTAGAAGATTTCACTGACGCTACATTAACATTTGAAGCGGATGTTGATTCAGTAACAACTAATATCACAGATAGAGATAATCATTTAAAATCAGATGATTTCTTTTCAGCTGAGAACTACCCTAAAATTACATTTAAATCAACTGAAATTAATAAGTTAGACAATGGTAATTATGATGTTAATGGATTATTAACTATTCGTGATATTGAATTACCAATTACATTAAGCGGTACTTATAATGGTAACGATGTTGATGCTTATGGACAGACTAAATATGGTTTTGAATTGGAAGGTGTTATTAAGCGTTCTGAGTATGGTTTATCGTTTAATGCTGTTGGTGAGAAAGGCGGTATTTTAGTATCAGATGACGTAAAATTAATCGTTAGTATCCAAATGATGAAAGCGTAATTAATAATTATATAAAAAATCATAAACCCCTATGGAATTTCCTAGGGGTTTTCTTATTTTATTAGATATTTATTTAATAAAAGAATTTATGATTAACCTTAAAAAGAGCTCAATTATTAGTTTTGTATTCGCAGTAATAGTTATGGCGATATTTTTAATTGTAAAATTATGTGTATTAACTGGTTATGTACCATCATGTGTCATTACTAGATGGACTGAATTTTTATGTTTTATAACCCTTATACCATTATTTGGTACAATGATTAAAGATTATTTAAATAAAAACAAAGAATCCGTTAAACTAAACTATTACGCTAGAAATTTAAATGAAACATTAATTTCTCAAACTCATAACCCATTATTCTATGAAGGTAATGTTACTGATGGGGCAAAATTATTAACTAAAGAAGTTACCAATAGTATATGTGCTGATAGATGTTCTATTTGGTTATACAACCAGAAAAAAACAAGTATTGTATGTGAACAATTATATGAGAAAAAAACTGGTGAATGGGTTAATGGTATTAAGATTTTTGAAAAAGATTATAAACCATATTTCAGTGGTCTTAAAACAAATCCGATTATAATTGCAAATGATGTTAATTTACACCCATCAACACAATGTTTTAAAGAAACTTATTCAGACCCATTAGGTATTAAAGCAATGCTTGACGTTCCAATCGTTTATAAAGGTGAAGTAATTGGTGTAATCTGTATTGAAAGCTATACAGTTAGAGAATGGCATAAAGTGGAAGTTACTTTTGCTGAAATGTTATCGTCATTATACTCATTTGCTTATTCAGTTCAAGAAGGTAACGAACTTAAGAATGAATTAGCTGAGTTTCAGCATTTTGTGAACTCATCTGTATTGGTTAGTAAAGCTGATAAGCGTGGAAAGATAACTTATATTAATCAGAAATTTACTGATGTTTCTGGATGGTCATTAGAAGAAGCTATTGGTAAAGACCATAATATAGTAAACTCTAGTTCAAATTCTAAAGATTTAGGAACAGTACCATTTATTGCAATACCACCAGAATATTGGGATAATATGCACAAAACAGTTGTAAAGGATAAAAAGATATGGAATGAAGTGGTTACCAACAAGAAAAAAGACGGAGACCTTTACTATTTAGATACTTCTGTAAAAGCTAGTTTTGATGATGATGGTAAACTTGAAGGATTCATGTCTATACGTCAAGACGTTACTGAACTTAAAAAAAAGGAAGTTGAAATTCATAATAGAATGAGTGCTATAAATAAATCTAATGCAGTTATTGAATTTGATTTAGAAGGTAATATCATTTTTGCTAATGATTTATTCATAGAAACTATGGGATATTCATCATGTGAGGAAATAGTTGGAGGTCATCATAGAATTTTTGTAGATAAAGAATATTCTAAAAGTGACGATTATCATCTTTTTTGGGAAAAATTAAAAGAAGGTTCATCATTTTCAGGTGAAATTGTTAGAACAAAAAAAGATGGTTCTTTAGTTTATTTGCAAGCGACTTACAACCCAATTGTTGGTGTTGACGGTAAGGTTTATCGTATTATGAAAATTGCAACAGATGTTACCATTTCTTATGAACAAAAGAGAGAGATTGAAAAGAAAAATACATATTTAGAACACGCTGCGAAGATTCTAAGACATGATATGCATTCTGGAATAAATACATACATTCCAAGAGGAATTAGTTCGTTAGAACGAAGATTAAAGAAAGAAGACATTGAACGTTTGAAATTAGAAGCACCATTAAAAATGCTTAAGGAAGGTCTTAAACATACACAAAAAGTTTACAAAGGAGTTTATGAATTCACTAACTTAGTTAAAGAAGATGTTGTATTAACTAAAGAACATTTAAATTTAAGAGATATTCTAAATTCATATTTATCATCAACAGCATATTCAAGTCAAGTTGTGATTGATTGGTTACCAACATTAGATGTTAACGAACCTTTATTTTGTACAGCAATTGATAATTTAATTCGTAATGGTCTTAAATATAATGATTCTGACTCAAAAGTAGTTGCGATTTTTATGGAAGATGACTCACATATTGCTATCCAAGATAATGGTAGAGGTATGTCTCAAGATGATTTTAATAAATTATCTGAACCATATACTAGAAAAGAAAATCAAAAAGAAAGTGGCTCTGGATTGGGCTTAAACATATGTATAGCAATACTTAAAGAGCATGGATTCAATATTACTTGTGAAAAAAACGAGGTTGGAACCAGAATATTAATAATGATTAAATAATTTTTACCTAATAACCTAATATTTAAATATAAAGCCATGATAGATTCAATACTATTAGTAGATGATGAAGATTTATTTCATCTAGTTTTTGAAGACGCTTGCAGTCTCTTAGACATCACCCTTTCACTTCAAAGTGTTTCATCAGCAGATGAGGCAGAAAAATTATTCAAAGCTTGGTTTGAAAGTAATAATGTAGACGATAAACCAGAATGTGTTTTCGTTGACTTAAATTTAATTGGTTCTGCATTTGATGGAATCGAATTAGTAAGAAGAATTAATTTTGAGTATGGTAATCATGTGATTATCGGAATTATATCTTCTTCAAATGAAGCTGAGGAACAAGCAAAAGCTATGAAGGCTGGGGCTCAATTTTGGATACTTAAATCTGATGAAATTGAACCTAGACTTGAGGAGTTTAGAAAGGACTATGATAGCTATAAAAATAGAAAAGCACCATTTAAAGTATACAGATAATGGAAGTTAAGTTTGACGATAAAACTATAGAGGTCTTGTTGGCTCTATACGATAAGAAGAAAATGGGTCTGGAGGGTAATATCGTTAAACTAATTAAGACAGATAATAAAGAATTTTCTGATTATCTAAAAGCTTGCATAGAAAAAGATAACGAGAATAGAAGAAAACGTCTAGAAATCACCAAAAAGATTCAAACGCAGAACACTGAGTTAACTCAATGGCGTGAAGAGAATGAAAGGATGACTGACGAATTAAATGACGCTCTTAAACAAGCTGAAGAAGCTAAGAATAATGCTGAGAATGATTTAGATATCTTACAGAAAAAAACTCAATTTGAGTTGATTGGTGTGATAGTTAAAGTTTCATTGTACATTATAATCGGTGTTGGTGTTATTACTAGTTTAATGTATGGAGCATCTATAATTAGTGGTAGTAAGGAATCACATGACATTGGTAATGTATGGTCTAATATGTTCGGTATATTACTAACAAACGCGTTCTCAATTATAGGGACAATAATGGGGGTTAAATATGCCTCAGATAAAATTAATAATAAATAATTATGAGAAGAATTGATAAAAAGAAAAGTATACAAAGAGCCAATTTAATGGTTGAGCAAAGATATTTACAATCAAAAGGATTAATAAGTGAAGCTATTTTACCGTTAAAGGGTGGTAAGTTTGCTTTTGCTGAAGGTGAAGATAATGTACCATCAAACTTAGCAGATGAGCTAGAAAAAGCTGGTATTGACCCAAGTGAAGTTGGAAAAGTAGTTTTAACTAATGCACAAGGTAAAGAAATTAAAACTATACAAGCAAATGGTAATTTAGATGAAAGTGTTAAAGATATTGTAGTTGCGTGTGCTATCGGTCTTGCTGGTTTAGTAACATCATGTTCTAAACAAGAAGAACCAACATTTTCAATGAATAGTAATGTTCATGGTACTGAATACACTGTAGATAGTAAAGCTGGTAAAGATAGCGTAGCAGTAAATACACATGGTGGTGGTGTTCGTAGTTATAAAGTAACTAAATTAAAAGACCAACAAGGTAACGCTTCTGGTGGTGTTTTATTAAAAGAAAAACCTACTGATGAAGAAATCGCAATATACTCATTTGGTATTACTTTGAGAGAAGAGGATAGAAGTAATCCTAATGCTAGTCATGATGGTGAGAAAGTAGTAGATTATTCTATTGAAAACCCAGTTTTAAATGTTGATTATAGTGGTAATAATAACCCAGCAAATAGTATTAGAGATTTGGGGGCATTTAAGAATGCTGTTAATTTTATTAAAGATGGTGGGGGTAAAGTATTTGATGAAGAAATGAAAAAAGCTCAAGCTAAAGGAATTAAAGGTTCTAATATTGCAGCAGCTGATGTCATAAGTAATTATTAATTATAAAATAAAATTTAATTTAAGCCTCAAACGAGGCTTTTTTTGTTTTCATTAATATTTATTAATAAATAAAATGATATGGCAAAAATATATGACGTACATAGTGTAATTGTTACACCAGCTAATGCTAATTTAACTGGACACTCTTATACTGAAATATATGGCGGAGCAGCTGGATGTACTATTAATATTAATGGTACCACTTTTAGTATGGGTGGTAGTTCTAGTATTTTCATAGGAATAAACAGTGTGTCTGGTGGTACTGGATGTTACCTTTTAGGTTCTCCTAGAGAAGTTTTTGATGGTAGCACAGATTTCTTATAATAAAATAAATTAATAATTAAATATGAAAAATTTACAAGGTAAAGAAGCAGTAAATAGAATGTTAGAGTTAATGGGTAAACAACCAGTTAACGAAAACACTAAGACTTCTGTAGTTGAATTAACTAAAATTGGACCTGATGGAAAAGTATATGGTATCGTAAGAGAGAATCATGAATATTTCATTAAAGTTACTAACCCTAAAGAGAATTTAGTAACTGAAGACTTCCAATACATTGGTGGTTTACAAAATAAAAAATCAGAAGTTTATCCTTCTTATGCAAAAGCAATTAAACAATTAAATCTTAAATTTTTAAGTCTTAATGAAGCTTACAATAAAGGTGGTAAAATTAATACATTTTTAGACGATAACTTATTAACTGAGCATCATGGTATGAAAGCTGAAGCAGCTTTTAGTGAAACTAAAGGTGTTGGTGATAACGAAGAGTATATCGTTGATAAAAAAGGAGATAAATTATCTTATGACGCTAAAGAAGGTAAAGAAGAAGGTCAATTTGGTGATAACTTAGCTGATGGTAAAACTAAAAATGATTTTGATAAAGTTAAATTATCTGAAACTGAAGAAGCTATCGATGCTATTTTAGAAGGTACTGAAGATATTGAAGCTCCAGTAGCTAAAAAAGGATACTCTATTTCTAGAGCTATTCATGAAATGGATTCAATCATTGATTCAACTAAAGATGATTCTAGAATTAAATCAATTTTGGAAGGTCTTACTATTGAAGAGATGGTTGAATTACAAACTGAATTAAAAAAAAAAGTCTAAACGATAACGCTAAAATATCAACTGGTTTATTTTCTGATGAAGAAACTGGTTATAATTTAGATGTATTAGAGACTGTTAACGAAGACGTTAAATACAAGTTGAAGCTGCCTAATAAGGCGGCTTCTGCTGTTTCTACCCCTGAGCCAGCACCAGAGGCTGCACCAATGGATGATGCACCTATGGATGATATGCCTATGGATGATACTGCTGAACCAGCTGGTGATGCACCATTTGATAAAACACCATTTGATGCTGGTGTTGAAGCTGACGAGGAAGAAGACCCAAAGAAATTTATCGAGCAACTTGCTGGTAAAATAGCTACAACATTAAGAACTTTTACTAAAGATGAAGGTGAACCAGACTTTGAATTGGAGAAATATGTTATCAATTCAGTAATTGCTGCGACACATACAGCTGAAATGGATGAAGAAGATAGAAAAGATATCGTTAAAAAAATTGAGGATTCTGGTAAAGGTGATGATGAACCAGAAGAAGATATGCCAGAGGCTGCGCCAGAGGATGAAGTACCAGTAGAAGATGAAGAACCGATTGATGAAGGTACTGATGAGAACGCTTGGGGTCCAGATAAAACATTTGTAACTGATACAAAAAGAAGTGCTTTCGAAAACGACACTCGTATGTTTGAAGAAGAAATGGAAGAGTCAAAACATTTTGAAATGAAAGATTTACTTGGTGAAGGTGGTGACGAAGAAGGTAACCCAACTAGATACATGTTTTTCAGTAATTTAGAACAAATGAGAAGACAAGCTGGTTTATTATTAGATTTAGATGAAGGTCAAATTGAAGCTATCTTAAATAGCGGACATGACTGGGCTGCTGACCATATTGCAACTGCTAAAGAAAGTTTCGACCAAGTATTTGATTTCTTAATGAATGAAACTAATAGTGGTGATATGTGGAAATCTGTTGATATGGAAGACCGTGAAGACGATGAAGAAGATTATGATTATTCTGAATGGTCAAAACCAATGGAATTAAAAAAAGAAGTTGAAATCTCTGATGGGTTAAAGTATCATATGGATAATAAATTAGCTTTAGGTGAATCAGTTTACAGATATGGTTCTGATAATTTCTTCAATTTATTGAAAGAAGTTAAAACTTTATATACTAAAGGCTTGATTAAACTTAATGAGAACGATATATTTATCGTAAATGATATTGATTCAAAAGTAAGACTTAATGGCCAAATTTTTCAGTTAGGTCAAATTATGGAATCTGAAGAAGAAAATGTTGATGTTAAAAATATTGATGATTTCCTTTTAAATAATGGTTTTAACCGAATAGGTTTAGCAAATTTGACTGATGATAAAAAAATGGATGAATTTCTTTTAATGAAAGGTTATAACCGAATAAGTTTAGCTAATTTGGAAAAAAAGGATAAAATAAATGCAGTTAATAAGGAATTAAATAAAGGAACTTTAACTGAAGCTGAATACCAAGGGAAAAAAGTAGAATTAGGTAAACCAAAAAGAGGTGGTTCTAAAAAGTTCTATGTTTATGTTAAGAACCCTAAAACTGGCAAAGTTAAAAAAGTATCTTTTGGTGCTAAAGCTGGTGGTGGTAATTTATCTGTTAAGTTAAAAGACCCAAAAGCTAGAAAAGCATTTGCTGATAGACATAATTGTGAACAAAAGAATGATAAGACTACACCAGGGTACTGGTCATGTCGTTTGCCTAGATATGCTAAATTATTAGGTTTATCTGGTGGTGGTAGATTTTGGTAATATGGAAGAAAAATTTAAATGTGAAGGTAAAAACTGTGGACATGAGTGGCCTCTTAAACAAGAGGCTCACCCATATCTATGTCATAAATGTGGGTTCGATAGTGAGACACATACCTATAATTTTCCAGCATTAGATGCTTGGAAAAAGTCGCAGACTGCTAAAGGTGAGAAACCTTATATTGAAGAAAGAACTGATAATATCATTAGAAGAACATTTTCTGAAAGTGTTGATGAGCATGAATTAACTTGGCATAGAGATAAATCTGATAGAATAGTTAAATTATTATCTGAAACTGATTGGATGATTCAATTTGATAATGAGTTACCAAGAAAGATGAGTATTAATGAAACTATTGAAATACCTAAAAATGTTTATCATAGAGTCATTAAAGGAACTGGTAATTTAATGGTTGAGATAACTGAAACTGACGATGTTAATGAAGAAGAGATGATTGATGAAATATCTTGCTGGGTTGGTTATCATAAAGAAGGTACAAAAATATCAGATAAGACTGGTAAACGTGTAAACAATTGTGTTAAGACTAAAAAGAAGAAAAAATCTTTAAAAGAATCAGTGTGGGAAGTTAACCCAATAATGCTATTAAAAAAGTAATAAAATGGAAAAGTTGTATTTAATTTATATAAATAGTGTAGGTAAAGACTGGCAAGGTAATTACTTATATGAGTTTTTGTATTCAAACACTATCAAAGACGTTGATGGTGAAGATTGGGATGCTGTACCAGCGTCTAATAGACCAGAACCACCTCGTGAGGAATTCGTTAAGAAGGTTGGTAAGTTAACTACAAATGTAAAGTTATCATTGGTTCAACAAAGTGATACATTTAGTGTATGGGATGCTGTTGATGGTGTGATTGCTTTAGGTTGGGAAAATATTGATGAATATGATGAATACCCAGAAATTAGACTTTGGTTTAAGTTTGGTGAGGAAATCAAAACTGTTAATGATAAACTATATGAAAAAGATATAGTATTAGAATATAGTAAATAATATTAAATAATATAATTATTATGAGAATTAAGAAAAAAGACCTTTTGGAAGCTTTTAAACCAGAAAAAGTTGCTGATGATTTAGCAAAAGCTAAAGAATTTATAGAAGGACCAACTAAGGATTTTATAGATTCAACTACAAAAGCTTTGGGTAATGATGATAAAGCTAAAAAAATAGCTAAAAATTTTGCTGGTATAATAGTGGGACCAGACGAAGTAAAGGAAGATGTAGAAGAAATTAAACCTAAAAAAAAGGTTAAAGAAGTAATTAAAGTAAAAAATTTAAAGAAATAATCATGGGAGATTATAAACATATAACTAAACGTATATTGGTTGAGAACCGAGTTAAAGGTTTGCGTGAGAAATATCACGATACGTTATACCATGAAGGTATTAATGAGACTATGCATCCAGATATCGAGGAATCAATATTGAATAGTGAACATTCATTAACTGAGTGTGGTATTTTCCCACAATCTGAAGTAGCTTTTGATATCTATCTAATTGGTGATAGATTTAAAGATGTGGTATTGAATGGTAGAGAAGCATTTGATGTTAATCATGTTGACCCTAATGATATGTATATGCATATGAACCATTTATTTGAAGAAACCTTAGAAATGGAGAAACCAAATAAAAAAAAGTTAGAAGAATTAGCAGTTAAAATGATGATGGAAGAATTTGAAATACCAGAGGGTGCTATCGAATTTGATGCTGAATTAACTGCTGAGATTGAACCAAGTAAAAAATCAAATAAAATAACTGAAGATACTATCTTTGAGGACCATGACGAATTAGTTAAAGGTAATAATGAGATTAAGAAAAGAAGAGCAATAAATGCTTTAATGGCTGGTGCATCAAAAAATCTTGACCATTTATACCATTTCTTTGGTGGTGAGTTAAAACATATGAACACTAAGTTATTAAGTAACTATAAAAAGATTATGGCTGCAAATGACTTTTTATCATATACTGAACCAGAAAATGATGATATGGTTGAAGGTGGAAATTGTGATGTGGTATATGAAAGTAAGAAAGATGGTAAGATTACTCCAACTGTAAAAGCAAGAGGAATGGCTTTCCCTATTTTATTAGCTGAATTACATAGAGGTGTTATGGAAGTATTATCAACACATGGTATTCCAAATAACCCTAAATTATTAGAGTACGCTATTAATAATGCTGATTATGATGGTGCTAAACCATGGGATGAAAGAATTGGTCCTAAGATGTGGGATAGATTCTGTGAGAATATTCCTAGAAAAAATATGAATGTAAAGCATTTGATATTTGCTGAATTTATTAAGAAACCAGCTGTAGAATTTTTACATGATTTAAGAGAAGTGTTAGGTAAAACTAAACATGGTAAGCATGTAATATTAGAAATACTTTCGCATGTCAAACAAGAACTTGAAATGGAAGAACAGATTAGAGAACTAAACGACACCCATTTTGAAGCTGAAGATTTTGAATAAACTTAAATAAGACCATCAATAATTGATGGTTTTTTTGTTTTTACTAGTATTTACATATTTATTAATAAAAACTTATGCTAACAGCAGTAGAAATATTTGAGGAGTATGCGAAGTGTCTAGATAACCCAATCTATGCGATTGAGACCTATTTACAGACATTTGATAAAACGCAAGAGGGTTTTGTTCCGTTTAAACTTTTTGTTAGACAGAAAGAAATTGTTAGAGCATATGAGAATCATAGATTTAATTTAGTAACTAAACCACGACAAGCTGGTATATCAACAACCACACAAGGTTATTGTGCTATAAAGATTGGATTTGCTGACCCTAAAAACCCTGAGACGATAATTGTTATCGCCAATAAGTTAACATTGGCTAAGAAGTTCTTAAAAGGGATAAAAGACTATGTTAACCAATTACCTAGATGGGTATGGGGTAATGAATATTATGGTGATAAAGATAAAGAGAAGAAAAGTATCTTTGTAAAAGATTCTCAAATTGAGGTTGAATTACCTAATGGTTCTAAGATTATTGCTGTAGCAACATCTGAGGATGCATTAAGGGGGTATACACCAACATTCCTAATCTTTGATGAGGCAGCCTTTATCGATAGAGGTGCTGATTTATATGCAGCGGCTGTAACATCGTTAGGTACTGGGGGTAGAGCGATATTAATTTCAACACCAAATGGTTATGACCCATTGTATTATAAAACTTATGAACAAGCTAAGAGGGGTGAGAACACATATAATATTATAGAATTAAAATGGTATGAAGACCCTAGGTACAATAAAGATTTAAGTTGGACCAAAAATGACGAAACCGTTAAAGAATACGAATTTAAACTTGACTCATACGCTAAAAGAATAAAAGATGGTTGGAAGCCAGCCTCTTCTTGGTATATAAACATGTGTAAGAACATGAATAACGATAAGAAGAAGATTGCGCAAGAGTTAGATGTATCTTTCTTAGGTTCTGGGGGTAACGTAATAGATGATGAATATATCGATTTCCATGAGAAGAATAATGTAACTGAACCAAAGTATGTTGATAAAACATATTATGATGGTAATAGTGGTTTAATATGGATTTGGTCTGAACCTATTGAAGGTCATGAATATATAATGGCGGCTGACATTGCTAGAGGCGATGGGGCCGATTATTCGTGTTTCCAGATTATAGATTTTACAACAATGGAACAAGTTGTTGAGTTCCAAGGTAAAATACCACCAGATAATTTTGCAGAAGTGTTAAATATATATGGTTTAAAATATGATGCGTTTTTGATTGTGGATAATATCGGTGTAGGAAATACTACGACAAGTAAATTAGTTGAATTGAAATATCCTAATTTATATTATGACGAGAAAACTAAAGATAATAAAGTAGTTGGATTTAATATTAACGGTTGTAGGTTACAGCTAATATCAAATTTAGAGATAGCTATCAGAACTAATACTATTAAGATTAATTCAATACGATTAATCCATGAGATGAAAACATATATCTATAAAAATGGTAGACCTGACCATATGG